AAATATTTGACGAGGTAAAAATAAATTGATAAAAGAAACACGTCACGAGGGGAAAGGCACCTCACAACCACCAACCGAACCAACCACAATGAAGACTAAAAAAATCGAAGACAACATGGAAAGCCTCCGCATCATTGCCCGTGCTGAAATGAAACTTTCACAGGAAGACGTTCTTGAACTTCCGGATGATGAAGCGGATGAACTTTTATTCCATTTCAACAAGCTGGAAGAAGCGGGAATTGAAATCATGAGAGGGCCGGACGGAAATGACGTTGTGATAGACAAGGACGCGAGCCGTTGCGGATTCATCGTTTATACCCGGAAACCGGGAACCGAACAAGTCATCGACTTCTGCTTTAAATTCTGAAAACCACAACAGAAAAAAGACCATGAATACAAACTACATTGACGATATACCGCAGAACACAGCCGAACAAGCCTTCAACGGAACAAGCTTTTTCCCTGAACGTCGTGGGGAAAGTCTTAGGCGCGACTACGTTCAAACCCTCATGTCCTTCCGCTCCGTCTTGGAATACAACATGAAGGGCGAACATGAAGACAAAATTGAAGAAGAGTTTGAACGCTTCCGCTCCGCTCTCCGGGAAAAATACCTCGCTTACTGCCACTCACATTCCCGGTGCGTTTCCTCATTCATTGCTGGTCCGGCAAACTTCCCGGTTGCACGCATGGAGAAACGTTCACGTTGGGCTGACAATAAAGCAGACGAAATCATGTCCTTCATCGAACGCGCTGAAAAGTCCATCAAGCGGAGGTACTACAATGACCCGAATGCTCCCATTAAATCCAGTGATACGAACGCCGTTGAACGACTGGAAGCCAAGATTGCATCATGCCGGAAATTGCAGGAGACGATGAAAGCTGCCAACGCCATTATTCGCAAGGCGAAAGGCGACAAGGAAAAGGCGCATGCCGGATTGCTGGAAATGGGATTTAGCGAAAGAGATGCAAGGGACATCCTCACTCCGGATTTTTGCGGACGCATCGGGTTCCCATCTTTTGAGCTTTCCAACAACAATGCGGAAATCCGGAGGCTTGAAGGCCGCCTCCGCAAAGTCAAGATTGCGAAAGAGACCGCCCCGGAAGAAACGGAAACGGAATCAGGAATCCGAGTTGAAAAGGTGCCTAGCGAAAACCGCATCCGGCTTTTCTTCCCGGACAAGCCTGATGAAGAAGTACGTTCCCTGCTGAAACGAAACGGGTTCAGGTGGTCTCCGCGCCTCAAGGCTTGGCAAGCATATATTAACTGGTACACGGAAAGGTTTGTCAGCGAACATTTCACCAAGGAGAACTAACATGATTATTGAATACGACGAAGAAGACCGCTGCATCCGGGTGAATGGGGAAGTTGTAACGCCGGTAGAGGCTTGGGGGATGATAGCTGAGTTGGAGGAAGCAATCAGCCAACATGACGCGGACCATGCCACCTGTGACAATCCAGACGGGCACTATGATGAATAATCTAAAAAAAAAATATTTGACTAAGTGAAAATAAATTGTTAAAAGGAACTTGTCAACGGGAGGGAACGCCCTCCCACAACAAAACAACCAACATGATTATTCTGAAAATACTAGCTGGCCTTGCGTTTTACGCATCAATTCCCCTGTCAATCATTTACGTAGTGAATGATGACAATGAAGAACTGCTGCAAGGTAAATCTCCACATTCCGGGTTCTGTCCGGATTATCCAGAAGCTTTTGACGGCTTAGAAAAACCGTCCCGCCCCTCACGGTATGAGGACAACATCTAACAAAACCATGAGCGAAAAAACTACACGACAACTACCCGGAGAGGTGTTCTTTGACAACCTTTCCGAGATTAACGAAGGCGCATTACTTAATGCCCTTGATAAGAAGATGACTGACCTTGTGGCATCCGTCCTAGCAACCGGCAACAATGGCAATCTGACATTGAAGCTTAGTGTGAAGCGTAAAGGTGGCATGAATCAAGTAGTCATTGAACCGAAGGTCAGCGCAAACATTCCTGACCCAACGATTTCCGCGCGCATCATGTTTGCCGATGCTGACGGCAACCTGCACACGGATGACCCGAATCAAGGCATGCTTGATTTGGATGCACCTAAGAAGGTTATCAAACCGAAAGTAGTTGATTTCCAAAGTGAATCTGTTGAAAGCACTCCCGCTAAAGTAAAACAAGCCTAATATTATGGATAGTCTAAACGAAGAAACATTAGCTGCACTGCGTGTGCAGGAAGTAGGAAACGGAACCGCCGCAATCGTGCCGGAAGGTTATGAATTGCACCATCTTAGGAACTTGAATGAGTACCCGGACCGAAAGGCATGCGGTATTCAACTACTCGACTTGGATACGTTGATTGAACACGTCAAAGCGGAAGACGATGAAAACAAAGTCAAGAGCGTTATTTACGTGAGCAATTCATGTGTTCATGCAGTGTTCAATTATTATTCCGGGGCGGAAGAATCCGGATGGATGGACCATTATGCGAAAATGGCACTCCAAAAAACGGTTGAATGGAATAACTGGAATGAGTTGAACGGTTCCCGCCTGTCTCAAAGAGAGTTTGTTGAGTTCCTCGAAGAGAATAGCAAGGATATTGTCAAACCGTCCGCATCTGAAATGCTTACGTTGGCGAGCAAGTTTGATATGCACCGCAAGGTTGAGTTCAAATCTGCCTATCGTGCCAGCGACGGGGAAACCAAGCTGACCTACAACGAAACGCAGGAATCCAAGAGCGGAGAATTAAACGTTCCTACGGAGTTTACTATAGCAATTCCAGTCATTCAGGGTGCGGAAGAAGATACCACCTATGAAATCAAGGTGCGGTTACGTGTGCGCTTGAATGACGGTCATTTGTTCTTTGTCTATCAAATGATTAGACCGGATATTCCGGAACGTAACGCAATTAAGGATATTGATGAAAAACTACGCAAGGCCCTGCCTGACAACCGAATTCATAGGGGTTCGGTATTAGTTACCACTAAACAAACATTCAGCGGAAGAATAATCTAACAAAAATAACTATCACCCGTCACGATTTGTGACGGGTGATAAACCTAAACAACCTAAACAACATGAATCTTGAAGATTGCAAACCCGGAACGGAAGTCATCATCCGTGGAAGGATTATAGGGACTGGTGGTTACCCCCAAAGACCCGTTCTAGTTAGATCAGACAGGGGGGGTGATTGCACGTGCGATTGGTACTTTTCCCCTGACTGCCTCGAAGCAGCCAATCAGGAACCGAACCGGAAGTTCCTGAAAGGTGATACGGTCAGGCTCGTAAATCACGGAAGACCTGCCCCGGTCACATTGAAATACGGGAAAACCTACGTGCTCGAAGAAGACGAGAACCAGATTGGAGGCGTTCTAGTCGATAACATGTTAATCTCGTATTCGCTGCTGGAACTCGTCGAACCCCGTAAAGAAATGGTTTATGACATTTCCGGCTGTGAGGCGATACGGCTCATGGTGGAAGAACATTGCGTCATGGCCCGCAAAATCGACGGTACCAATTGTGAAGTAGTGAAACTTTTTCATAACGATACGATTATGGTGGAAATACCAGATGAAACGGGTGAATTGGAATGGAAAAGTTCAATCTTTACCGACCTAGACCTTATTTCAAAGTGGAGAATCGTAGAGCGAAAAAAATTGAAAAAAAATATTTGACGAGGTAAAAATAAATTGATAAAAGAAACACGTCACGAGGGGAAACGCCCCTCAAAACCTAAACAATAGAAAACAAAACAACATGAAGAGAGAAGAATGCAAAATAGGAACTATCGTGAAAGTCAATAGCATTGAATCTAACGGACGAGTTGGAAAAATCACTGAGGATGACGGCTCCGATTGTTATCCAATTCGAGTTCAGTTTTTTGATGGTGGTATTGAATGTTGTGATACGGAAGAACTTACCAAAGTGGAATCAGCAACGGAGTATCCGAAAAATCGGAAGTTCCGCAAGGGCGATCAGGTGCGGTATGTGCCAAGCGGACGGGAGGACTATGCCGAGCAGCCAAACGAAGATAAGATATATGAGGTCCGTAGTAATGAACGCGATTTGGGGTGGGTTGACTTAAAAGGTCACGGTTATTCCAACTGCGTTAAGTGGTTTGACTTGGAACTTGTTGAACCCGTCAGCGAGCCGCCCTACTACGTGAAAACTGGTGTTGTCTATAGGAGGAACTATGATATGCCTGTGGCTACTGCCTCATTCACGAATTTGGGAAAAAAGAAGGCAGAATTGTTGACACAGATGGTGTGCGACAAATTGAACGAAATGGAAGCGTAAACAACAAGAGGGGGTGTAGATAATGCACCCCCTCTTAAACTATTGAATGTCATGAAAGCAATACGTGAACTATACACTAGGCAAGGTTTTCACCATCAACTAATCAGGAGAGAAGGGAACGTTGCTGTTTACAAACAGGAAAAAAATAACTACAAGGCGTTTGAAGTTGTAGTGCTCCGCACAATGAAAAAAGATAACGCTTTAACCGGACAAATGACCGGTGATGAACGGCTTCCTAGTACTTCTGATTGGGGAGTGTTCGGATGGACATACCGGAGCGAAGATGACGCCAATAGAAAGTTTGAAGAACTCATTGCGAAACAGAAAGGAAGGAACAATGAAAAAGCTTAAATGTCCTATCTGCGGGAGTAAAAGAACATTCCTCGATATAATACCTCAAGGATACCAATATATTTGTACTCAATGTGGCTTGTGTGCCCTGCGGCAATTCACGCCCCAAGAAGCCGCAGAGGCTTGGAATGAGCTTGTCTCCAAGTTCCCGCCAATCATGCGGTTGCAAATAGGGGATGAACTAGTAGTAAACGAAAGTAATTCGGGCTATCATTATTTCCGAGTAACAGAGATTTATAGAAATGAATCAACGTTTTTCGGTATTTGTCTTAAAACAAATGAATTAGAACAATTCAAATATGAAGATGTTTCTGAATGGCCGTGGGAACTCGAACAGAAATAAGACTATGGATATAAACGAATTGTTAGAAGATACGGATAATGGGCTTGTACAAGGATGCCAATATGACATCTCTCTGTATGTTGGACAACTGCGGGAAGCTAGGAAGCTTTTGATGGATTCCCTACCTGCTCAAACAGTAGCTTGCATGTCGGACGATGAAGTAACTTGTAATTTGTTCGATTGCATGAATTTTGTTCCAGTAGTCGTTTCCTATAAAGATGGCATAGACGATGAAGTTATCTTTCTGGTTCCGAAGGAGATATTGAAACGGTGCAAGGTTCTGCAAAGGTAATTGATTTTCTACCGAGTTATGAGCATAACTCGGTAGAACTTTTTACAGCTTGAAAAAAAAATTGAAAAAAATATTTGACAATGTATCAAAAAATTAGTAAAAGGTACACGTAACCGAAAGGAACGAACTAAACAACCCATCGAACAACAATGAAAGTAATTATCAATGCAACAAATAACGGATACTCTCCTGAACAGTGCGGACGAACAATGACCGTCCGTGATATGATTGAACTTTTGGAACAATACGATGATGATGCGAAGGTGTATTTGAGCTTTGACAACGGGTACACTTACGGCTCCATCCGCGAAGAAGATTTATCCGAAGACTAAACGACCATGAAACTGACGCCTGAACAGAAAGCCTTTTTTGAGTACGGGAAAGCTCTTGGGAAATTGGAAAAATTTAGAGACGACCATAAAGGATGGAAGTGTGTTAATTTCCTCTCTAAGCGTCACTATTGGAGAAGCGGAAACTATGTTTGCTGCGAGACCCAAGATGTTACTGAACAGCACGCCCTGCTTATCCGTGACGCTTGGCAGAAGCGGGCCGAGTGCCGGGCGTGGAATATTCCTAATCACCACCGAATGTGCGCTAATTGCAAGTTTTGGGATTGTTTAGTAGATGAACATCCTTGCTCTGACTGCAACAGTCACCATCATAATAAATGGGAACCTCGTGAAAAAAATAAAAAAATAGTTTGACGTTGTGAAAAAAAATTGCTAAAAAGATAACGTCAAGAGGGGATAGGCCCTCATAAACAACCAACCGAAACAAGACAACATGAACGCTGATAAAACTTACAAAGTACGAGAAATATTCACCTTTCATCGCCATGAAATCGCTATTACCGGAGAACCGGTAAAAAATTATGACGAGGAAGGAAAAAACTATAATTTTTATTGCCCGGTGCGGGAAGTCCACGGCGTAAGACATGGATTGGTTGGTGGCAATGTTCCTGAAGAAGTAAAAGATTTTGTCGATGTAAGAGACATCCTCGAAAAAGCGGAAGAGTACGATTTAGTTTTAGATTGGGACTAAAACAACCAACCGAATAACGGAAAAAATTACCCCGCGCCGGACGGGCAATTCCGGCAATGTCAACCGAAAAAAAACAATGAACGCTACTTGGAAAAAAATCGCATTCAACGTACAAAATATACAACATGAAACAATGAACGGTGTGCTTATTGGCATGCCTCATTCATCCGCTCATGATGGCTATAAGTTCTGGATAAGTCAAAAACTGGTCAGGCAAGGCCGCCATAGCTACGAACGTTTTTTATCCGTCAACGAGGATATGACGTTCAAGCTTATCAAAAACGGGAAGGGGAAGTTCAACAAATTTGAAGTTATCGCTAGCAAGGAAATAACCGCTGATGAACTCGCGGAAGCGTTTGGCGGATACGTTGAAAAGGCCCCATATACGCCCCATGCGGCCCCGGAAAAAGAGGAAATCATCTATCATAAACCCTCTCCACTTGATCCGGTTGAAATTGACGCTGACCCCTCATTGACCCGCTAATCATGCGAGATTTAACCATCAACCAGCAGCAAGCCATTGAAAAGTTGCAACGCCTCAAGGTTGGCGCACTCTTCATGGCTTGCGGCACCGGTAAAACTCAAACGGCGGTTGCCCTGATTAACTCCGTGCCGGATGTGGATTGCCTCTACTGGCTTTGTCCGTGCCAAGTCAAGGAAACTCTTGAAACCGAGCTTGAAAAATGCGGATGCAAGTACAAGGCTCACATCATGGGCATCGAATCAATCGGATGTAGTGACCGTATCTACCTTGAAGAATTAGAGTACGTCAAACAATTCAAACGGGTTTTCATGGTTGCGGATGAATCAATTAAAATCAAAAACATGAGAGCCAAGCGCACGCAACGCATCGTGCACCTAGGACGATTCGCGGAATACAAGCTCATTCTGAACGGTACGCCGGTGACGAAAAACATTTGTGATATTTACGCTCAAATGCAATTCCTTTCCCCTAAAATCCTGCCTTACACTTTTTACCGATTCCGGGACCGCTATTGCACTTACACACAACACAAAAGAGGTGGACGAGTTACCAAAACGATTATCACCGGATATGCGAATGTCGATCACCTTCTTTCACTTGTGAAACCCTATGTGTTTCAATGCAATCTGGAATTGAAAGTTGAAAAGAAGTATCACGTCCGCTATTGGAATATGACTTGGGAAGAAAATGAAGCATACAGGAACCTTAAAGCTTGTCTATTCTATGAATACATTAACCGTAACGAAGAAGAAAACTTACTGGCTATCTTTTCAAAACTTCAACATTCCTATTGCCTTTCGTCCGAAAAATGGGAAATCCTAGATGAACTTCTGACGGATAAATCAATCGTGTTCTGCAAGTACATTGATAGCCGGAATGAAGTTCAACGGAGATACCCGGATGCAGTTGTTCTGACGTACGGAAAAGGTTCCTTTGGCCTTAATCTTCAACGATATAACCGCATCATTTACTTTGACAAAACATTTGACTACTCATTCCGGGAACAATCAGAAGGGCGTATCTACCGAAACGGTCAAACGCTTGATTGTGAATACTTTGACCTAACAGGAGACGTAGGACTTGAAAGAATGATAGATGAATGTATTTCTAAGAAAGAATCCCTCGTCAATCACTTCAAAAAGCAAGGAAACTTAACCATAAAAGACTTATGAAGAACTACATAGAAAAAAACGTCTATGATGCCGCAATGGAACGTATCGCGTTCTGTTTCAGCGAGTTTGAAAACGTGCTGGTTGCGTTCAGCGGCGGTAAAGATAGCTCGGTCATGTTGAACTTGTGCTACAAATACGCAAAGGAACATGGATTGCTTGATAAGCTAGCCATGTACCACATTGATTATGAGGCACAATATCAGATGACAACGGACTATGTGACAAACACATTTGCCCGCTTTGATGACATCAAGCGATTTTGGCTATGCCTGCCTGTGGGTGCTCAATGCGCCTGTAATATGAACTCCGGCTTGTGGATACCTTGGAAAAAAGAAGACCGTGGCATCTGGTGCAGGGAAATGCCAGCGTTTGAATATGTGGTGAATGAAGATAATTGCCCGTTTACCATGAACGAAGGCGAAACGGATTATCAAGTTCAAGACAGATTCTGCAAATGGTTCAACCGGGAATATGGTTCAACTGGTGTCATGATTGGCATTCGTGCGGATGAAAGCTTGCATCGTTATTCAGCCATTGCCGGACAACGTAAAGTCAATAAATACAAGGGAACTCATTACATCGTAGGAGACAGAAGCCCGTTGAAATGCTATCCGATTTATGATTGGATGGTAGATGATGTTTGGATTGCCAATGCCAAGTTTGGATTTGAGTACAACAAACTCTATGACCTGTATTATCAAGCTGGATTAACGCCGGATCAAATGCGGGTAGCAAGCCCGTTCAACGATTGCGCTACTGCATCGTTGAAACTCTATAAAATTATTGAGCCTAACACATGGGGGAAACTCGTCAGCCGTGTCAATGGAGCCAATTTCACCGGACTTTACGGAGGCACTACGGCAATGGGCTGGAAGTCAATCACGTTACCGAAAGGTCACACGTGGAAATCATACTATGAGTTTCTTTTAACTACTCTCAACAAAGATGTTGCGGAGCATTATCAAGATGTCATGCGGCGGTCAATAGAGTATTGGAGCAAGGGTGGCACTCTCCCGACAAAAGATTTACAGGACGTTTTGAATGCGTCAAATCATGCTCAATATATCAAGCCATCTGAAAAGTATGACGACCGCTCAATTGTTGCGTTCTCGGATGTTCCGGATGATATGGACGTTGATTGTTTTTCAACGGTTATTTCATACAAGCGCATGTGCATTTGTATCTTGAAAAATGATTACTACTGCAAATATGCAGGATTCGGATTTACGAAAGAAGCATTAGTTAAACGAAAAAAAGCACTCGAAAAATACAAAAACCTCTAACCTACAACACAACACGAATATGAATACCATTACAAGCCCCGTATATAACGTAATCGCCGTACCTCTGGAAGACATTCAGGCGAACTCATACAACCCTAACAGCGTTGCACCTCCGGAAATGAAGCTGCTCTACAAGTCCATTTTGGAAGACGGCTATACGATGCCGATTGTCTGCTACAAGCTGGAGAATGGCAAGTATGAGATTGTTGACGGCTTCCACCGTTACACCATTATGAAGACACATCAGGACATTTATGACCGTGAAGGCGGTAAGCTGCCCGTGGTGGTCATTGATAAGGACATTTCAAACCGAATGGCCTCGACGATCCGGCACAACCGCGCCCGTGGTTCTCATTCCATCGAACTCATGAGCAACATCGTAGGTGAACTGGTGGAGGCTGGCATGTCGGATGCGTGGATTCTGAAAAATATCGGCATGGATGCGGAAGAGTTGTTGCGGCTGAAACAAATAACCGGATTAGCTTCATTGTTCAAAGACAAGGAATTTTCTCAAGCGTGGGAAACTGAAAATGATTAAACAAGTATTTCATCATTACGAAGAATGGGAGGATTACAAATGCGGAATGTATGATGAATTAAACGAGGGGCGGGCTGGCCGTGTAGAACTGGCCCGCTCTCTCTTATCCTCACCGGACATTTGCCAACGATGGATGCGTGAAGTTAAAAAACGATGGAAAATATCAACAGAACAAGTTTTTTCAAATGTCAATGTCAATCGTAAGGCATGGCTGGGGCAAGCTGCGTGTTGCCTTTATGCCGGAGTGAAAGAAGACGAGACCCGGGAAGCATGGTGGCTGCTATCCGATGACGAACGTAACACCGCTAATGCTATTGCTCAACAAATTATAGAAGAATGGGAAGATGAACGTTTACCAAGCCGCCTTAAACAGACTTTCTTTGATTTTTAATGAATACGATTCTGTACTTGTAAGCTTTTCAGGTGGAAAAGATAGCGGTGTTTTACTTAATCTTTGCTATGATTTTGCGAAGGAAAATGGATTCCTTCACAAACTGGCAATGTACCATATGGACTATGAAGCGCAATACAGTTACACAACGGATTACGTTACACGAACATTTGAACGGTTCAACGACATTCGCCGCTTCTGGCTTTGTCTTCCGGTTGGTGCAAATTGCGGTTGCAAGATGGACAATTCCGTTTGGATTCCGTGGCACAAGCCAGACAAGGCCCTGTGGTGCAGAACGATACCAAAACTTCCTTATGTGATACATGAGGATAATTGTCCATTCGCCGTTGAAGTTGGAAAACAAGATTATTCCGTTCAGGATGACTTTTGCGACTGGTTTGCCGGTCAATACGGGAAAACCGCCGTCATGATTGGCATTCGAGCCGAAGAGAGCCTTGAGCGTCAAAAGTTAATTAGAATGGTGGACTGGATTGTAGGCAAGGATAAACAGGCTCACAAGGTTTATCCTATCTACGATTGGAAAACGTCTGATGTGTGGGTGGCAAATGCGAAAATGGCATGGGACTACAACTGCATTTATGACTTGTTTTACAAGGCTGGACTAACAATCAATCAAATGCGTGTTGCGAATCCGTTTCACACGTGCGGCTTGAACAATCTGAAACTGTACAGGGTAATTGAACCTCAAACGTGGAGCAAGTTGCTCAATCGCGTCAATGGCGTGAACTTTGGCAGGATTTACGGAGGAACTTCAGCGGTTGCGTTTAAGAACCTGACGAAACCTAGTCATTTCACATGGGAGCAATATGCCGTCTTTCTCGTCGAAACGAGTTTTCCACAAGCACGGGATAATTACCGGAGGAAGATCACCGAGTTTGTTTCCAAGTGGAAACGTCAAGGTTATCCTGATGGAATACCGGACGAGGCAGATTATTTCATGGAGAAAAAACGGGATGTTCCGTCTTGGAGAAGAGTGTGCAAGTGCATTTTGACAAATGACTTCGCATGCAAGGGTTTGGGGTTCTCTCAAGGCAAGGTTGATATTTCATGCCTAGAATGGGCCTAAAAAGGCGTTTTACATGTTGTCCGGTAGTTTGTACCGGACGAGGTGTAAAAGCCCGTTCTAGGGCCATCCCCTAGGCTAAAAACGGGCAATTTTAGAAAACCGTATCATCCACTCGAAGCAAAAAACCCTCGTTTTCCAGCAGGTGTAACAGATGTAACAGATGTGTAACAGATTGTTTTTTCAATCTGTTACACCTTTAACTTATTAAAAACCATAGTGTTATCTCATGCTGTCACACATGTAACACTTATTTCTTTCTTACTTATATATTTTATAGAGTTAATGTAAATAATTTATATATAGTAAAATATTATTTCTATATATTTTTATATATGTATATATAATAAGAAAATATATACATTTTATCTGTTACATGCGTTACACCTCTTCGCAATCCGCTAATATTTAACGCTTTAAGGGTGTAACAGATGATTTTCTCATCTGTTACACTTCACAACCGTTTTCTTACTATAACCCATTCATTTTTATTTCCTTATCTACTGTAACAGATGATTCCACCCTAATCTGTTACATCTGTTACACCTTAAAAAGTATCTTTTTGCGCTCCTTTTTCTTCATAAGTATCTTATTATTATGATATAATGTTGATACAAAGGATTCATTATAAAAAAAGGAGTGCATGTTTTTTTGAACAAATCTTTCTCTCTAGGTCTTTCTATCGCTTTCAGTTGGGCTTGGGCTTCATCACTTGTTATCGGTCAATCAATCGCTATCGAACGTGGTATCGTTCCATTCCTCATTTGGGCCATTGCTAACGCATTGACGCTAGGATTGTTCGGTGTGCTTTTCAAGCGTGGATTGTTCACCGAAAATCTATTCCAGAATAAGATTTTCAAAACGTTTGCCGTCATCATTCAAGCGTTCTGCCTGATTATCAACCTCAATATCATGAATCAGATTATCGGAAACTACTGGATAACAACGTGTATCGGATTGCTTTTTATCCTTCTCATGTACAAAAAAGGATTATTGACATCCGTTCTTACTGACAAGTATCAAGGCATCATTACTTTTGTGACGCTTGCGGTTATTATCCTAGCAGGTCTTTTTTCAGGAGCGGAAATACATAAGCACGTTGTCACTACGGACGGCGGTATCTTGTGGGCCTTGTGGAGTGCTTGTATCTTGCTTACATCTCCATTCGGAGATATTCAAATGTGGCAGCGTGCCAAGTTAGCCGAAGATAACAAACCGTTCTGGTATGCTACGGCGTTTTTCGGAGCGTACATGTTTCTAATTTTCATCATGAGCCTGTTCGAGTTCAACGGATTGATGAATGCACTTTTACTAGTTGCATGTCTGGCCGTTACGACTTCTACCATTGACAGCATAGCCGTTGCCATGCACGAGGTAGCCAACAAGCGTGTTGGCACTTTACTTGCCGTATTCCTATGCGTCTTTTGGGGCGTGTTCAAAGAAATCGGTATCGTGGAGCTTTGGAGCACAATAGGCATTTACCGTGTTGCATTCTGTGTAGGAGTTCTATTTTTTGCATTGAAAGGGTGGAAGAAACGTGAACATTCAAACATTACAACTAACTGACCTTAAACCATTAGAGGTGAATGTGAGGAAGCACACGGAAACACAAATCAAAGAGTTGATACGCTCGCTTGAACAGTTTGGACAAACACGGGCAATCGTCATTGATGAAGATAATAATATCTTAATAGGCAATGGATTACATGAAGCTATGACGAGAGCGGGAATGAAAGATGCGGCGGTCTATAGAAAATCCGGATTGTCTGACATTGAAAAGAAAAAGCTCATTCTGGCTGATAACAAGACTTATTCCCTTGGTTCGGATGATTATGAAAATATCGAAACCTACCTAGCGGAAATTACATCAACAGGAGATTTTGACGTTGCTGGATTCAGCGAGGATGTATTGCGTAACTTGATGCGAGATGCGGAAGAAGTGTTGCAGGACGTTCAAAGTTATGGCGTTCTAACTCCTGAAACGGTGCAAACAAAACAAACTAAACAAGTTATAGATATGGGAAATCCCATATCGGAAGAAACGCAGGAAGAAGCACCGCCAGAACCAGCAGCGGTCAACACAATCCTTTGCCCGTCATGTGGGGAGTGCATACCGCTTGATTAAAAAGCATTACACGGACATTAACGTTGTCACCGCTGCACGCCAGCGCATCAAAAACATTTTTTCCAATGGCGTACCGGTTCAATTAAGCGTTTCAGGTGGCAAGGATAGCATTTGCCTGAACAATCTCGTCTTTCAATTATGCCAGAGCGGAGAGATAGACAAGTCACTTCTCACAGTGGATTTCATTGACGAGGAAGCCATTTATCCATGTGTGGAAAAAGTCACGATGAATATTCGCCGTCAATGGTTGTCCATAGGCGTTCCGTTCAGGTGGTGGGCGATTGAGTGCAAACATTTTAATTGTTTTAACGCTCTAACAAATGATGAAAGTTTCATTTGCTGGGACAGGTTCAAGCGTGATGTATGGGTGAGAGATATGCCGTCATTTGCAATCACTAGTCACCCGCTTTTCAAACCAAGGAAAGATACCTATCAATCATTCATGGAGCGGGTCAATAAAGACAAGATTCAAATGATAGGCGTTAGAGTATCGGAGAGTGTTCAAAGAATGAACGGCGTTGCAGTGTTTCAGGCCATTCATGCTAAAGCCTATCCCATCTATGATTGGACCGATACGGACGTGTGGAAGTACATAGCCGACAACGGGCTTGAATATCCAATAGCCTATGAACACATGTACCGAACCGGCTTAGGATTTGGCAGAATGCGAATATCGCAGTTTTTCAGCATCGACACGGCAGGATCACTCGTCAACATGTGCGAGTTTTACCCGGACTTGTTCAACGAGATATGCAAGCGGGAACCTAACGCATACATGGCAATGTTGTATTTTGATACAGAGCTTTACCGTCGAAAGAAGCAAAGGAAAGATGATACTGATTACAAGGAAAAAGTGTTTGAATTATTCAATCAACCCGAACGATTCACTACGCCATCTCAACAAATGAATTATAAACAATATAAACGGTTTGTCATGATGCACAATTCGTACATGGATAACAAAACATATAAAGTCGTCTATCAAGCTTTGATTGGTGGAGACCCTAAAAAACGAACCTTCCGTTCTTTGTATGCTCAAGTGTTTGGAGGAAAGAACAAATGATATTAAAACCAATCTCAAATGTGCAAATAGTTGAACGAACACGTTTGAAGGCGAATAATTACAATCCTAACGTAGTAAGTGAAGACAATCTCAAATTGCTTATTCAATCAATATTGACTAACGGATGGACATTGCCGATTGTTGTTAGGCCAGACTTTACCATCATTGACGGGTTCCACCGCTGGACCGTATCAGGACGGGAACCGCTGAAAACCAAGCTCAACGGAAAAGTGCCCGTTGTCATAGTAGACCACAAAGACGAAGCGGAAGACGTGTACGGGACCATTACTCACAACCGTGCAAGGGGAACGCACCAGCTTGAACCAATGAAGGCTATTGTTCAAAACCTCATTGCAAGCGGAAAGACGGTCAAGGAAATAGGAAAGCAGCTTGGAATGAAGCCGGAAGAAGTTTATCGGTTATCCGACTTTTCAAGAGAGGACTTTTTACGTATCATGCAGCGGGGAGTTGCGGCTTATTCAAAAGCATACGATATTAAAAAATATTGAATTAAGGGTTAAATCAACATAAAACAGGGCGGGAAGATATGGCTAAAGCAAAGCAAATATACGACTACTATACATCCGCTGAAGGATTGGCTAAGTTGACGGAATGGAAAGGAAAAGGACTTAGCGATACTCAAATTGCTACCAATATGGGGATTGGCAGGGCAACGTTAAACCGCTGGGCGAATAAATGTCCTGAAATTAAGTCCGCATTGAGCGGAGGATTGGAACTTCAAGAGAAGGAACTTGTCAATGCTTTATTCCGCAAGGCGGTAGGTTACAAAGATACGGAAGTTCAGGTTGAACGGTACAAGCTGGACGGGAAAGTTATTGAGAATGACCCTAAGTTTCCGGTTAAGGAGAAAATCACAACTAAGACGTTCCCGCCTGACGTTGGAGCCATTGCATTCATTCTGAAATGCCGTTTTGGTTGGAAGGAAAAATCATTTGTTGAAGTTGAAGACAAGCGGGAAAGTCCATTGTCACAACTGACAACGGAAGAATTGAGGAAGCTCGCCAATGCTTGTGACAAGTGAAATTGCCTTGTTAGCCAAGATTGAACTCTCAAAGCGTGAGTTTTGGGAGTATTGCAAGTTAGTTGCGCCTGACTTTTACAAGGAAGACAGGCCATTCCTAAAAGACCTTTGCAATACGTTGCAACGGTTTTATGAATCAGATAAAAAAGTGCTTGTGGTCAACATGCCGCCTCGTCACGGGAAGTCACGGACGGCAACGTTGCTCGTGCAATGGCTATTCGGACAAGACACTAAAAACAAAGTGATGACAGGTTCATACAACGAGACCCTGTCATCTACTTTTGCCCGACAAGTGCGTGATAAGATTGCGGAAGAAAAAACACCGGGAATCACGGTGTACAATGACATTTTCCCGAACACGAGGATAAAAAAGGGCGAGGCATCCGCTTCAAAGTGGGCGTTGGCTGGCAGTGAACAAACAAACTATCTTGCTACTTCTCCAACCGGTACGGCAACCGGGTTCGGTTGTACCATCATGATTATTGACGACCTAATCAAAAACGTTGAGGAAGCATACAACGAAAATACACTTCAAAAACAAGTTGACTGGTTCAACAATACCATGCTTTCCCGAACGGAAACCGGATTCAAGCTCATTATCATCATGACCAGATGGGCGACGGGTGACTTGGCCGGGTACGTCTTGGAAAACTTTGATGATGTAGAACATATCAATTACAAGGCCGTTCAAGATGACGGTTCAATGTTGTGTGAAGACATCCTGACGGAAGAAGACTATGCGTTCAAAACAAAAAACATGAACATTGACATAGTCAAGGCTAACTACCAGCAAGAGCCGATTGACATCAAGGGCCGCTTGTACAGCAGCTTCAAAACGTATGACGGAGCATTGCCGGAGTTTAAGGAAATACGGAATTACACGGACACGGCTGATACCGGCGAAGACTACCATTGCTCAATCAATTATGGCGTGACATTCGCCAATGAAGCCTATGTTCTGGACATCTTGTACACGAAAGAACCGATGGAGATCACCGAACCCGCTACAGCGAGAATGTTCGTTGAAGACAAGGTCAACGTGGCAGACATTGAAAGCAACAACGGCGGGCGCGGCTTTGCTCGTTCGATTGAACGAATCATGCGGGATGAATTGCAGTCAAATTATACAATTATCAGGCCGTTTACACAGAGGACCAATAAGATTGCCCGTATTCTGTCAAATGCTACTTGGGTAATGGAACATGTCTATTTCCCGGCAAACTGGCGTGACCGCTGGCCGGAATACCATGAGGCAATGAGCAAGTACCAGCGAGAAGGGAAGAACGCACATGATGACGCGCCGGACGCTACAACGGGCATAGCCGATAAAATCGGAAGGGGTTCTCTTATTGGGTTTGATTAAAAAATGAATTGACTTTATAAGAATCACGTGAAGGAAGTATTTCAATGAACATCAAGAGCATATTGAACTGGGCAGGGAAAAAACTCATGACTATTGCAAACGACAATCAAAATCTGAACGATAAAAATTATCTGGAAACGAAAATTATTCATTGGCTCACGTCTCCGGTAAGGTTGGACCAATTAAACGGTGAACGATACTACAGGGGGCACCATGACATTTTACGCAAAAAGCGAACTGTGTTAGGTGCTGCTGGTGAAGTTGTTGAAGTGGACAACTTGCCGAATAACCGTTGCGTGGACAACCAATACGCGAAGATGGTTGACCAGAAGAAAAACTATTTGTTAGGCCAGCCTATTGCGTTCAAGGGTGAAGACACGCAATATATTGAAGCACTAAAAAAGGTGTTCAACAAGCGGTTCCACAAGACATTGAAGAGCCTAGGGGAAGATTGTTTGAACGGAGGTATTGCTTGGATTTATCCGTACTACAGCGATAGCAAATTGAAGTTTAAGAAGTTCCCGGCGCATGAGATTCTTCCGTTCTGGCGAGATACGGAACACGATGAATTGATGATGGCCGTGCGCTACTACTTGGAGGAAAAACCGAATGCCATTACTCCGCATGACGTTATCCAGAAGGTAGAGGTTTACACGAAGGACGGAATTGACTTCTACACGTTTGATAACAATCGACTTGTGCCGGATGCGACCAAACCGCACGAGAACTACATAAACGTTACAACTGATTCAAAGGAAGAAGGTTACAACTGGGAGCGCATTCCGCTCATTGCGTTCAAGCTCAATGCCAAGGAAATTCCGTTGATTAAACGATGCAAGAGTTTGCAGGATGCAATCAATGACATCGTTAGTACCTTCAAAAACAACATGGAGGAAGATGCACGGAATACGATTCTGGTGCTTGAAAACTATGACGGCCAGAACTTGGGAGAGTTCAGGCAGAATCTAGCTCAATACGGAGCGGTCAAAGTCCGTTCCGGTGATGGGGCAAGGGGTGACGTTCGCACCCTTACGGTGGAAGTGAACTCGGCTAACTATGAATCAATCCTAGGCATTTTCAAAAAGGCATTGATTGAAAACTGCAAGGGATATGACTTTAGCGAATTGAGGACGGGTGGATCTCCGAACCAGATGAATATCAAGTCAATTTATTCTGATATTGATTTGGACGCGAATGACATGGAACTTGAATTCCAATCGTCAATGGAAGATTTGCTATGGTTTGTGAATCAATACCTTAGCACTACAGAAAGCGTTGAGGAAAAAGACGTTGAAATCATATTCAATCGTGATGGCGTGGTGAACGAAACGGAAGTAATGCAGATGCTTGTTTCTGCTGGCGTTAAGCTTTCCAATCGTACCTTGCTTGCTCAAGTGCCTTTTGTGGATGACATTGAAGACGAGCTAAAGGAAGTCAAAAAGGAAGAAAAGGAAGCAATGGACGCTTATGAAGGAGCTATGCCGATGAACGGAAAGATGCCTAATGAAAACAAGTGAATATTGGGAACATCGGACGTTGCAGCTTGAAGATGCCTTGAACAAAAAGGCATTGGATTATTATCACGAGTTAGAGCGGGCTTACAAACGGGCCGCGCTTGAAACGCAAAAGGAAATCAATAAGCTATACACCCGGTTAGCTACGGAAAACAATATCACGCTGACGGAAGCTAAAAAGTTATTGACTACTAATGAACTTGAAGAGTTCCGATGGAATGTTGAACAATACATAAAATTCGGCAGGGAAAATGCCGTCAGTCAAGCATGGATGAAGCAACTTGAAAATGCCTCGTTGCGGTATCGCATTTCCCGCTTGGAAGCAATGAAGATAGCCATGCAGAACCAAGTTGAGGTGCTCATGGGGAATGAACTTGACGGCATGACAAAGGTCATGGGGGAAATATACACCGAAGGATATTACCGCACCGGACATCTCATTCAAACCGGCTTAGGGGTAGGTTCCAGCTTTGCGGCAATCGACGCAAAACGAGTAGAAACGGTGTTGGCTAACCCTTGGGTATCAGATGGCAGGAACTTTTCTGAACGCATTTGGGGAAGTCACAGGCCCGCATTGGTCAATAGGCTGCATACGAACTTGACGCAATCTATCATTAGGGGTGATTCCCCTGACAAGCTCATTTCAACGATTGCTAAAGAGTTTGACGTTGCCAAGAGCAAGGCGGGGAATCTGGTCATGACGGAAAGCGCGTATTTTGGCAACGTAGCACAACAGGATTGTTACGATGAACTGGACGTTGAAATGCAAGAGTTTTGCGCGACGCTTGATTCTCATACATCCGACATTTGCCGGAGCATGGACGGAAAAGTATTCCGCAGCAAGGAAGTTGAAATAGGGGTAAATGCTCCACCGCTCCATTGCCGGTGCCGTTCTGTCATGGTTCCTTACTTTGATGACAATATCACGGAGCGGGCAGCCAGAGACGAGGACGGAAAATCAACTACCATTCCCGGTAATATGAGTTATGAGGAATGGCGTGGAAAGTTCGTAACTGGTGAAGATGTGACGGATCACGTAGCGGATGTTTTCAAACCGGCTGAAAGCATACAGGATGCGGAACGATTTGCCAGAGATTCAGGCGTTGAAAATGTTAGTTTCAGGAATATTGACCTTGAAGTTGCTAACGGTATGAATGAATCGTTGCATGACCATTTCAGGGATTTCCCTGAACTTAAAAACAACGTTCATTATTGGGGTTCCGCACAGGAGAAAAAGAACTTTTTAGGTGACATTGTACGGAAACACTTTGAAAAGGCTTATGCACCATTCCGTTCCGGGTTTGGTGATGAAACCATAGATAAACGCATTAAATCAAAAGTAACATCTTATTTCAAAACATCCGGTGAATGGGCGCACGCCTTTGACCATAGAAAGTATTTTGACAATGAGTTAATGAGCGGAATTGCCGTAAATAAAAAATACGGTTCGGATTTATCATCGTTTGCATCAGCATTAAAACGTAGCGTTGAAACAAAATTCCATCCGATTGGATGTGATACCGTTAAATCTGTATTTGACCATGAGTTCGGACACCAATTAGATTATTTATTGAAAATATCTGACAATGCCGAATTCGCGGAAATCTATACTAAAGGAATTAACGGTAAACATGTAACCCGTGAAACATTAAGTAAATACGCAATAAACAGTACAAAGCTTAGCGTAAATAAAAAAGAAACCATTGCCGAAGCTTGGGCCGAATATAGAAACAATCCTCAACCTCGTGACTTTGCAAAGGCTATTGGCGAACTAATCGAAAAAGAATATAGAAGGAAGTTCGGAAAATGACAGAAAATGAATTCATTAAAGAAATGGAAGAGCGTGGTTATACGGAAGAAGAAGCGAGAGAAGAAATTGAGTTTTGGAAAAACGGAGGCAAACCGATACCGTTAGAAAAACTCCTGCTACCTGAACGACCAGTATATTAGAATTGAACAACAACATAAAACAACTAGAATACATACAACACGGGAGAAATTAAATCATGGACTTAAATCTTTCAGTATCAAACAGGCAGATTACTCCGGGCGTGGTGAAAATGTTTCAATTTGAAAATGGAACTACTACCTTGCGCTTTACGTTAGACAGTTATATGCACGATGCGATTGACCTGCGTAACTACATACCGTATGCAATTACTTCAATTAACGGTCAGATTGACATGACCGAGCTTGAATCGGAGATGGTAGAGGGCAAACTAGTTTTATCTTGGACGGTTCAGGACTATTCATTGAGGCAAATCGGGGCAGTTCAATATCAAATTGTCTTCAAAGAAAATGCGTCTGACGGCGAAAACAGCGCAGTATTCTACTCCTACAAGGCTATCTTGCTTGTTCGTGAATCTCTTGATGGAGATAACCAGATTACGGCGTACTATCCTACTTTGTTGAAGCAATGGCTAGATCGCCTCAATGAACTTTCCGGGACTTATGATGCCGGGATTGTTTACGTACAACCGGGTGAAACGCTTGACGCTTCGAAACGATTAGCGGGCCGCTTGTATTACATCGTTGAAAACGAATCTACCTACGAAGGGCATTTTGAAGACCATAACTGCGATAGATTAGGGGAGTTCAATGCAAAATATGTAGCCAATGCCAACCTCAATACGCTACTTAGTCACGGCGAATATATTTGTTCGGGAAACATTACCAACTTGCCTATTTCAAGCACATATGCGGCGGTGCGTGTGGTGGATTCCGGCTCTACCAATAGAGTAGTTCAAGAGGTGGCTATTCCAGCGGAGGACAATACGGTGCGCGTATTTGTCAGGGCCGTCACGGGCACAAATACATTTGGCGCATGGAAGGAACTTGTTTCGCCGGATTATGTTGACGCTAGGCACAGGGACAATGACTTTGCTATAGCGGCTCTATGCGGGGTTAATGAACATGATTGGGGTACTCAATTACTTGATTTATGGATAGATGATTTTAGTGATACCTCATATTTAGATTTTCAACCCGGAGGATACGACAGTAGATTGCGTCAGTTTAATATTACAGGACAAGATACAATGACTTACAGAGAGGTATACACAAATACCGCAGCTACGTATTTTTATCTAAAAGTTGACTATGACGCACTTTCCGATTCATCCGGAATTGACCCGGAAGTTAGTTTTGACGGAGGGGGAAATTGGACTGGTGTGACGCAAGGAGTAAATGGATTATTTCCGGAACTGATTAACGGTAACATAATGCTACGTATAAATTTTTACGGTCCTCTAACGCTCAAAAACGTAGCGTTCGGAGTATTGTAAATAAAACAAACACAAACAAACAAAATAAAAACATGTACTATTACGCAATAGTTGACGCAAACAATATCTGTACGGCAGTGACTGCCAGCGAAACAGATATCAATCAATCCGGGTATATCGCTATTAGCCAATCTCAATACAATTCGCAATCCGTCATTGGCATGTACTTCAACGAAGAAGTAGGAGAATGGCAGGATGTTGAACATTGGTATTATGCATTCCTGAATGACCGTGATGTGGTTGTGTTGGTGGAAGACTGGGGCGAAGAACTCAATTCCGACAACGCAGTTAGAATTGATACGCTTGACCAGAGCATCATAGGAATGGTTTATGACCGCACCACTCAAACTTTCAGAAACGCAACATTCAAAGATATGGCAGAACATAGCACGGACGTAATCAACGTAGGCACTACGAATGAATGCCTGACGGACCGACTTAACAACACGTACACGAAAAACGAAGTAAATACTGCTATCACTCAAGCAAGTCTTGCTGGAAAAGATGGAGGATATTACACCCCGTCTGTTTCTGCTGATGGCGTGCTTTCATGGACACCTAGCAAGGCAGGCATGGCTTCCGTTGCGGCGGTTAATGTCAAAGGTCCAAAAGGCGACACGGGCGCACAGGGCGTGCAGGGTATTCAAGGCATTCAAGGCGAGACTGGCCCTCAAGGTCCGCAGGGTGAAACCGGTCCTCAAGGTCCGCAGGGTGCAACAGGTGCTAAGGGTGATAAAGGTGACGCATTCACTTATTCCGATTTTACTCCGGCACAACTTATCGCGCTCAAAGGGGCTAAAGGCGACAAGGGCGATACCGGTGCAACTGGCCCGCAAGGTCCTCAAGGCGTAAAAGGTGATAAAGGCGATACCGGAGCCACCGGACCGCAGGGGGCTAAAGGTGACAAAGGCGATCAGGGCGATGACTTTGACGGCAACCTGACGGGCGGCATTCTTAGGTTGAAGGGTGCTCAAACGGCGTACAACAATGGCAGCCGCATCACGTTTGGTTCCGGGAATCTCGAAACGTATGTAACGGGCAGCAAGTTGTACGCCAATCAAAGCTGGACGGTTGCTTCTGACCTCCGTTTGAAGGAAAACATTCAGATGGTTGATGCTCAATCTTGCGTTGACTTCATTACTAGTCTTGATGTCAAGACATTCAACTACAAGGGTAAAGAAACGCCTTGTGTTGGTGTAATCGCTCAAGAGTTGGAGAAAGTTTCTCCCGAATTGGCAAAACTTCTCGTCTCCGAGGATGAAAAGGGTATGCTTTCGGTCAAGGTGGCTGACCTCGTGTTCCCGCTGATTGTAACGGTGCAGGCGTTGCAGAAGCGAGTGGAAGAACTCGAACAATGCTAAACCAATCAGGGGTGAGCGGGTAACACCGTTCACCCCGCATAACAGGAGGGGATTTCATGAAAGAAATACATAGAGTTTTAAAGTTAAATGCTGACGGACATGCCGCAAACGCTGTATTGATAACGGATTCAGGCGGTTTTGTCGCTACGAGCGGAACGGTAAATGTAAATGAATTGAACATGCTGAACAATGCGCGTTCAAACTTGCAAACGCAGATTGACAAGTGCACGGCTGGCAACTATTCGGTGCCGGATTATAGCGCGATGCAAGACATGTCAGTTGATGATTTACAATGGACCGCGCCGTCTAACGGAATATTTAGTATTGTATTTGAAGCATCAACGTCTGCTGCTGATAGGAGCTTTTACGTGAAATATTTGAATCTTGATTCAATGCCTGAAATTGCAACTTGGCGTGATTATAGTACAACTCGAATGATAGATACCTATTTTATACCTGTGAAAAAAGGTGACGTTATTGGATATGGTGCTATTCAATTATCCATCGTTAAATGCAAATTTATTCCGCTCGTAACCGCATAAGAAAGGAGAATCATCATGGAATATCCTAGAGAAACAGAACTGGCTAACTTTTTCATTGACGAACAGGGAAGGCTTGATTGTACGTTGAACATCGACTTCAAGACGTTTGACGTTTCGCATGAATCATATTTCAACGGTGATGACGAATACACCGAAGAGGAATATGAACTTGTTTATCGTAAAGTCATTAGAGCCTGTAACGAAAACGGCGAATACACGATTGATTGTTACAAGGGGCGATATACCGCAAGACCAAAATCCGAGCTTGAATCTGTCAGGTGGAATGACATGACGGAGGAACAGCGTGCGGCTTTTGAAGCGCAAAAACAGGAACACGAAAGGCTCACACGTATCGCGGAATTGAAGAATAAACTCTTGGAAACCGATTATGTTGTGATTAAGATTGCCGAGGGGGAAGCCACTACCGATGAATATGCGGAAGTGATTGCTGACCGCAAAGCATGGAGAAAAGAAATCAACGAGTTGGAAGCACAATGAGCACGAACAAAGAAAAAGCAAACTGGCTGACTGGTCTATTGACTGGCTGGGGAATCAAAGAATCATGGGCAAAAATCATTGCCGGGGCTGTCATTGGTGCATTGGTGGCGGCTGGCATCCTGACGCAAAGCGGGTGCGGCGTAACGGGAAATATCAACTTGTCATCTGACCAAGGGGGGATATCCGTTTCCAAAGCTCCTGACGGGTCATTTATTATTTCTACTACACCGCCCGTAATCCAGCAGAAAGGGAAGTGATTAGAAATGACTAATTCCGTAGTTAATGCGGGCATCATTGGTGCTAATTTGCTTGCGGTGGCTACTTCGGTAGCCACTGACAACCCGTTTTTGGAGTATATCCAGAACGGGGCGAGTGTTGCCGCTGTCATGTCGATATTCTTATGGCGGGAATGCAAACGGGCTGATCGCTTGGAAGAAAAGTATAACAAGGAACGTGAATTGCGGATTGCGGCTGAATCACAATGCAAAACGTGCGTTTATGTCAAACGGGCCAGTGAAGAGTTTTTAGAACATCGTGATTGAGATAATGAACACTTGGAAGATTGTAGAGTGGTGCCGTAGCACGATACGCAGTGAGATGCATCACTTGAAACGCATGAAGGGTCAAGGCCAATATTTTTTCTCCGTAACATTTAGATGTAGTGACGGTAGGCGCGTCAGGAAAGTTATACCGTTGCGGACGAATGACCGGGAAAAAGCGAGGGTACGAAGAAACAAGATTTATCGTGTGATAGTAAATAAAGCGTGGACTGATGCAGATTTACGTCTGTTAGCAAGCGTATGATTTACTTTTTTCAATAATCCGTATATACTTATGTTATGGTACTTTAACACGTTAATGCGTAAAAGTGTTTGACAAGTTAAAACTATTATAGTTAAAAACCAATTAGCCATAAGCGAGCGTAATCGCTTAAACCTAAGAGGATGATACCTCGTAAAACAACGTAAGGAGAAAAAACAAATGAAACGAGATTTCTTAAAATCGCTGGAACTGTCGGATGAAGTCATTGATAAAATCATGGCTGAAAATGGCAATGACATTAACGGGTTGAAAGCCAAACAACAGGAACTTGAAAAGCAAGTAGAAGATTACAAGGCGCAAGTGACTGAACGTGACAAACAACTTGAAACCCTGAAAAAGTCAGCAGGCGACGCAGAAAGCTTGAAAGAACAAATCAGCAAGTTGCAAGAGGAAAACAAGCAAGCATCAAAAGACTATGAAGCTAAAATTAAGCAAATGTCTATTGAGAATGCGGTGAATCTTGCGCTGACGAATGCAAAAGCGAAAAACGTTAAAGCGGTCAGGGCCTTGCTTGATTTAACTGATCCACAACTGGACGGTGAAACAATCAAAGGACTAGATAAGCAGATTGAAAAATTGAAAGAATCAGATGCTTACTTGTTTGATGGAGAAACGAAACCGCCCATCAAAGGTGCGAAACCCGGCGAAGGCAACGGAGGACAACAAACTAAAGCCTTCAAAGATATGAACTACTCCGAACGTGCGGCTTATCTGGCCGCTGGGGGTACATTAGAATAACTCTAACAAAAAAAGGTGAAATAATATGGCAGGACAAAAATTTGATTCCAAATCATTCAACCCGGAAGCTTTCGGTTCTTACATTGAAACGCTTCCGCAGCCGAATAAAAACGAACTTATCAAGTCTCGTGTGATTGTTGCTGACGCAACGATTAAGAACTTGCTTAGTTCTCAAACCGGTTCCTACTACGCAACGATTCCTTTCTTCGGGCGTATCGGTGGGAACGCGCTGAACTATGACGGTAAAACCGACATTACCGCTACCAGCATGGACACGTTTGAACAGTCCATCGTTGCGATTGGCCGTGCTAAGGCATGGATGGAGAAAGACTTCTCCGTAGAAATCACGGCGGGCGTTGACTTCATGAGTGAAGTTGCAAAGCAGGTAGCGGCATATTGGGACGACATTGACACGGGCATGATTATGTCCATTCTCACGGGTATCTTCTCCATGACCGGCGAAAAGAACCTTGAGTTTGTGAACAATCACACGTTCGACATCACGGCGGAAGTTGACAACGCCATCACTGCTACTACGCTGAACACGGCGGTTCAGAAAGCCAGCGGTGACAAGCGAGCCAAGTTCACGATGGTGTTCATGCATTCCGCAGTTGCTACGAACCTTGAAAATCAGAACCTGCTTGAGTTCCTGAAATACACCGACGCTAACGGCGTGCAGCGTCCGCTTCCAATGGCAACTTGGAATGGCCGTCTGGTCATCGTTGATGACGGGATGCCTACCGAAACCGCTGACGGCGGCACGAAGTACACTACCTACGTGTTCGGTGAAGGTGCGTTCCGGTTTGCGGACCTTGGTGCGAAGGTGCCTTATGAAATGAGCCGTGATCCGAAGACCAACGGCGGGCAAGATACGCTCTATTCCCGACGCCGCATGTGCTTTGCGCCTTACGGTATTTCCTACACGAAGGCAAGCCAAGCGAGCCTGTCTCCTACTGATGCCGAACTTGCCACCGGCTCCAACTGGAAGCTGATTGACAACGGGGAAAGTGGTAAGGCTCTGAAAACGGTTAATCACAAAGATATTGCGATTGCTCGCATTATCTCTCTTGGTTAAGAATGGAATCATTAAGGGGTTGGGGTTAAAACCTCAACCCCTTAATTTTAGAAAGGAACCGTTATGGACATTGAACAAATTAAAGAACGATTGGCGGGCCTTGGATATACATGTGTTGACGGGGATGACTTCAACATTCAATTCCTGATGGGAAAATGTGAGCAGTACATCAAGCACTACTGCAACATTACCGAGATTCCGGAATGTCTCAATTACGTTTTGGTTGACATGGTAGCGGGTGAGTTCCTACAGGTGAAAAAAGCTACTGGTCAATTAACGAGTATTCAGATTGAACCTATTGTGAAGAAAATCCAAGACGGAGATACGACGGTAGAATACAACGTATCAGGTGACAGCGAAGCCATATTCAATACGTTTGTGGACAATTTAATCAACGGGCATGAAACCGAGTTAATCAGACATAGAAAGTTGGTTTGGTAATGGACCTATCAGTTGCACGCAAGGCTATTGAAAAACTCTACGTTGACATTTGTACGGTCATGGCATACCGGGAAATTGAAAACCCTGACACTCACATTACCAGCATGAAAGTGGTGACTCTTTATCAGAACGTGCCTTGCAAACTGTCTCACAAGACCATTGCTACATCAGGTAACGGTGTAGCGGCTTCACTCTCCCTTGTTTCCAAGCTCATTATCAAACCGGAGCTTGTGATTAAACCGGGTTCAAAGATATACGTGGCGAGAAACGGAAAAACGTTGACTTTCAAGAGCAGCGGCGAACCTGCAAAGTTTTTGAACCATCAGGAAATTATGCTGGAACAATGGGAGGACTATGCGTAATGAGCAGGTGGGGGAAATGTGACTACCGGGAATTGCAACAATTACAGAAGCGGCTGGAAGTTGTGCAGAAGCAAGACTTAGAAAAGTTCTGCCGTGATGCGGCTAAGGAACTTGCGGCACGGTTGCTTGCAAAAGTCATCAAGCGCACGCCTGTAGGGGTTTATCCTCCTAGTTCCGGGAAAGTAGGTGGCACGTTGCGCCGTGGTTGGACTGGTCAGACGAATGCCAATGCTACGGCTTATGCGCGTTCATTGCCTATTGTGAAAACCGGGAACGGGTATGAGATTACAATAATCAACCCGGTGAAATATGCAAGTTTTGTTGAATACGGGCACCGAACTAGAGGCGGCGGTGGCTGGGTAGAAGGACGCTTCATGCTGACAAAATCAGAAATGGAAATAGAGGGACAAGCTCAAAAAATCATCGAACGTAAATTGTCAAACTATCTCAACGGAGCATTTGGAAAATGATTAACGAATTGATTGACGGAATAGCCGTAAAGTTAAATCAAGTTTTCGGTAGTGGCTACAAGATTTACAAGGAAAACGTGAAGCAAGGGCTAACTGAACCTTGTTTCATCATTGTGGCACTTGAACCGACGCAGGAAGCGAAATTGCCTAACAGGTACTTTAGAAGCTATCCGATGGATATTCATTACTTTCCCCTAGATAGAAATAACACCAAAGCAGAATGTTACGATGTAGCGGAAAAGTTAATGGTTGAACTTGAATACATCACGGCTAATCACAATGGAATTGACAATCTACATAGGGGAATTAGAATGCGATATGAACTTGTGGACAATGTACTTCATTTTTTCGTGAACTATGAATTCTTCATTAAGAAAACAATGGATGAAGTTGAACACATGGAATCATTAGAAAGAAAATTAAACGTGGAGGAATAACACATGGCTAAAAAAAAGACAACCGATGAACCTGTAGAAACTACTGACGTTCTCAAGTTCACGAAAAAGCAATTTGTCAATTCACAGCGGTTTGCCAAGCGTAGGGATTTGGTGAATGCTCTGTTGGATGACGATGAAACCTATTCTATTGAAGAAGTAGAATTGAAGATTAACAACTTCCTTAATGGAAAAAACAAATAACATAGGAGGACAAAATCATGTTAGGCGGAGGTACATTTACCACTCAAAATAAAGTCCTGCCGGGTTCATACATTAACTTTGTGAGTGCCGCACGGGCATCTGCAACGTTGAGTGATCGCGGTGTAGTTGCTTTGCCTATTGCCCTGAACTGGGGACCAGAAGGACAAGTGTTCACAATTACACAGGAAGACTTTCAAAAGAACTCGTTGAAGATTCTTGGCTATGATTATACGGCTGCTGAAATGCTACCCTTCCGGGAAGTATTCAAGCACGCTCAAAAAGTACATGTGTTCAATTTGAACTCCGGAGGCGGTCAAGCATCGTGCGATTATGCAATTGCTAAACACAAAGGCACTCGCGGGAATGACCTGAAAGTTGTTATTGCTAAGAACGTAGATAATGCTTCAAAGTATGACGTTTCCCTATATTTGGGGACGGTTAAGGTTGACAGTCAGACCGTAGCTACTGCCTCGGAGTTGGTTGACAATGATTTTGTGACATGGAAGAGGGAAAGCGCTACGCTTGAAGTAACTGCCGGAATTCTCTTCAAAACTGGCGTGAACGGCGAGCCCTCTAATACCTCACATCAAAGCGCATTGAATGCGTTTGAATCGTACAACTTCAACGTGTTAGTGGGCGTGGATTATGGAAATAGTCAAGACGTTGGAAGCTTGTACGTTGAATTCACGAAGCGCATGCGCGATAAAGTAGGGGTCAAGTTCCAGACGGTTCTTACTGATACGTCAGTTATCGGCGGGAATAATAATATTATTGACCATGAAGGTATCATTTTGGTCCATGCACCGGTTTTAACGCTGCCTTGGGTAGCAGGAGCCGAAGCCGGATGCGCTGTCAACAAGTCTTGCACTAACATGAAATATGACGGCGAATTGACCATTGCAACGACTGAAACACAAACCGAGCTTGAAACGGCAATTAAAGAAGGATATTTCATTTTCCACCGGGTGGAAGATGAAATTAAAGTGCTTCTGGACATCAACAGCTTAATTACCTTCACGGAAGAAAAAAGCGACGTATTCGCAAGCAACCAAGTTATCCGAGTAATTGACCAGTGCGCCAATGATACCGCGCGCGTCTTCAACACGAAGTATCTCGGCAAGGTGCAGAATGACAAGAGCGGGCGCGTATCGTTCTGGAACGATATTGTCACTCACCGCAGGCAACTTGAAACGATACGCGCCATTGAAGACTATAATGCGGACGAACTGACGGTTGAACAGGGAGACGCTAAAAACTCCGTTGTTGTACGTGAATCGCTTGTTCCTACTTCCTCTATGGAAAAACTCTACATGACATGCGTAATTGAATAAGGAGAACTAAAACATGGCTAAGAATCAAATCATGAATGCAAAGGATTCCGTTTTTGCGGCGTTGGCGGAATGCTTTGTGACCATTGAAGACCGACGCTACAACTTCATGCAGGCTATCAATCTTGAAGCCACAATGGAGAAAAACAAGAGCGAAGTTCCCATTCTAGGAAAGACCGGAAAGGGGAATAAAGCTTCTGGATGGAGCGGAACCGGTTCCGCAACGTTCCACTACAACACGTCCATTTTCCGGGAATTGTTGAAGCGGTACAAGGATACCGGGGAAGACATCTATTTTGACATTCAGGTAACGAATGAAGACCCGACATCCAGCGTTGGCCGTCAGACTGTAATCCTCAAGGATTGCAACCTTGATGGCGGCATCATTGCCAAGTTTGACGCTGACGGAGAATATCTTGACGAAGACCTTGACTTTACGTTTGAGGATTTCGAGATGCCGGAAACGTTCAACCTTCTCGAAGGAATGTAATAAATCTAACACACAGAAAGGAAAATCAACATGTCTGATTTTAGCGCGTTTCTCGCTCAAAACAAAATCAAGCACGAAAATGTTAAGTATGTAGCATCTAAGGACTTTGTTGACAAACAAGGCAAGCCTTTAGAATGGGAACTCAAGCGGATTGATTCTGATACGGACGAATCTATTCGCAGGTCTTGCATGAGGCAAATTAAGGTGGTAGGCAAGGCTAATCAGTTCCGTTCCGAAATGGACACGACATCCTACATCACCAAATTGACCGTTGCAACCATTGTGTTCCCTGACTTGAACAATAAGGAACTGCAAGACAGTTACGGTGTAATGGGTGCGGACGCATTGATTAAAAAGATGCTCGCTCCCGGTGAGTATGCGGACCTTTGCGCCAAAGTCTCCGAAGTAAACGGATTCGATACAGACATGAATGATATGGTCGAAGAAGCAAAAAACTAATCATCGAAGGCGATAGTCTAGCAAACTATGCTTACTATTGCCTTCACAAATTAAGAATCACACCTCGTCAATTTGACGGGATGGATAAATATGAAAAAGCTTTCATCGTGGCTTCAATAGACATAAAATTGGAAAACGAAAAGAAGGAAGCGAAGAAAGCTAAAACAAAGCGGAAGCGATAACTAAGAAAGGGGTCATATCATGGCGACAATTCAAACAAGTATTAGAATAACGGATGGTATGACCCCGGCTTTGCAATCAATGAACAGGGCTATGAATATCGTCCTGAACTCATTTGAAGCAATGCAGCGTGTTTCAGGAAAAGCCGTTGACACAAAGAGCATTCAAACTGCCAGAACGGAACTTGCGAAAGCACAAACTCAATTCAACAACATTGAGAATGAAATACGCCAAAACACCACCGCACAAAATCAATTCAACAACAGCGTGCGGAATGGTACGGGTTCGGCACATGCGCTTTGGGGCAAGCTGAAAGGAATTGCGGCAACCTATCTAGGTTTTCAATCCGTCAAAGGCATCATTGGTCTTTCTGACACGATGAGCACTACCACTGCCCGCTTGAACATGATTAACGACGGGCTGCAAACTACCGCCGAATTGAACGATAAAATCTATCAAGCTGCCATGCGTTCACGTGGTTCTCTGACGGGAACGGCTGATGCGGTGGCTAAGTTGGCGGCCCGTGCCGGAAACATGTTCAAGAGCAATGACGAAACGATTGCTTTCGCGGAAACGCTTAACAAGATGTTTGTCATTGCGGGTGCCAGTGAACAGGAAATGGCCTCCGCTACGCTACAGCTTACGCAAGCGTTAGGTTCCGGCGTTCTGCGAGGGGAAGAATTCAATGCTGTGTTTGAAGCGGCACCTAACGTCATGCAAGCCGTAGCGGATTACATGAACGTGCCAATCGGTAAGTTGAGGGAACTAGCTGCTGACGGCAAAATATCCGCAGGAATCGTGAAGAATGCCTTGTTCTCCGCTGCGGATGATGTCAACAAAAAATTTGAATCCATGCCGTACACATGGGGGCAAGTCTGGACTACGATTAAGAATTACACCATTAAAGCACTTCAACCAATCCTTGAGGGGATAGGTAAACTAACCAGCAACGAACGATTCATCAAGTTCGCTAGCGGAGTAGGAGATGCTATCTCTAGGGTTGCGAGCACTATCAAAAATGTATTTAGCGTGCTCGCTCCGGTTCTAGCGGGCATTTACGACCAATTAGCCGATATTTACAACTTCATCATTGATAATTGGAGTTTCATTGGTCCGGTTGTTTGGGGAATCGTAGCGGCTTATGCTGCGTATCATACTATTTTGCTTTTAGTTAAAATTGCAGAATGGGCGTGCGTTGCGGCCAAATGGGCCATGTTCGCAATCACTAGCTTGTTAGCGGTAGCTAAGTTTCTTCTAGGCATGGCGACTTGGGCGGAAACTACGGCTACAATAGCGGCAACTGGCGCACAATGGGGATTGAATACAGCGTTATATTCATGTCCGCTTGTGTGGATAATCTTACTGATAATCGCTTTGATTGTAGTTGTGTATCTCGTAGTTGCGGCGGTGAATCATTTTGCCGGAACGTCCGTCAGTGCAACGGGCGTTATCGCCGGTGCGTTCATGGTCCTGTATGCAACCATTTACAATATAATCGCTTATTTGTGGAATTATTTCTCTGCGTTTGTTGAATTTCTAGTCAATGTTTTCAAAAATCCGGTTTATTCAATTAAAAAATTATTCGTTAATTTGGCTACAAACCTGTTAGACCTTTGCATCTCAATGACAAAAGGTTGGGACGAAATGGCAACCAATTTTGTCAACGCTATGCTTGACGCAATTAACGGGGTTTTGGAAGGGTGGAATTGGCTTGTTGATAAACTAGGGGTTGTTGGCGAAAAATTAGGCTTGGGTAAAGCAACGAGGTTTGAACACAGAACATCAATCACTTCCGATTTTGAGAACGCAAAAGGGAAGTTGCAAGATATGTTGGGTGAGGAGCCAAAAGATTACTGGAATGCTCCAAAGATGGAATATAAAGACATTCGCTCAAATTGGGAGAAGGGTTACAACTATGGAGCCGAAAAAGAACAGCAACTCTCCAATTTATTTTCCGGTAAGAAGTTCAAAGATTTAACCGGCACGGATGAATTAAAGAAACTGCAAGACAAGTACGGAAAGGATAACGTTGACAAGTACGGAAACGTTACTAACGGTGCCGGGGGTCCAAATGACATTGAAAAGGCATTGCGCGGAGGGTTGGGCAAAAATCCTGCGTTAGACGGTATTGCCAAAGACATTGGCAGCATTGCTGATGATACCGATAGTCTATCCGGTAGAAGTGACGAAGAATTGAACTTGATGCGTGACTTAGCCGAACGTGATGCGATTAACCGGTACACAATGTCCAATCTCAAAATCAACATGACGAACAACAACAATGTTTCTTCCAGCATGGATTTAGACAAGATTTCCGAGTACCTTCAGCGGAAGGTTTATGAGGGCGTTGTATCAACTGCCGAAGGTGTACATATTTAAGGAGGAATAACACATGGCATATTATTTTTTCATGGGAATACCGCCTGTTCCGCTTCCGGTTACTCCGGGTGCGTTGAATATTAAAACACCTTCTAAAAATACAACAGTAACGTTAATCAATGACGGTGAGATTAACATATTGAAGGAACAAGGCTTGCGGGAAATATCATTTGATTTTTTGTTGCCTCAACAAAAATATCCGTTTTCCAATTATTCAATCTCGAATTACACCGCTAGCACCTTCATTCCGGTCTTGAATGAATGGAAAAAAACAAAGATTCCTTTTCAATTCATCGTAACCAGAATGAATCCGAAAGGTAAGATTTTATTCTATACCAATATTAAGTCTCAAATTGAAGATTTTGAATACGATGAAGATGCCGAGGCACACGGCTTTGACGTGTTGTGCAGAATCACGTTGAAGGAATACAAAGACTACGGAACAAAATCTATCAGTTTATCTAGTCTCGCGGGAATAGCTGCTACAGCGGCGGTGGCTATGGTTACGAAAGAAAGAAATACGGCATCAAAGCAATCAGTCAAATTCTACATTGTGAATAAGGGCGATACCTTGTGGAACATTTGCAAAAAGCAATTGGGTAATGGCTCAAAATACAAAGAAATCGCAGACCTGAATGGATTAGAAAGTCCGGACAAGATTTACGTGGGTCAAAAATTGAGGATGTCATAATGGGAAAATGTATTATTCAAATATGGAGCGGTGGACGGGTTCAAGAGCCTGCGGTAATAGAGGGTATTGAATGGGAGACCGCTCGAAAAGGCGAGCCGGGAAAACTCACCTTCACCGTAGTTAAAACGGAAGGATTGAGTTTTTCCGAAGGTGCTCGCGTTACGTTCTGGTATGATGATACGCCTGTGTTTTTCGGATTTGTATTTGAGAAGCAACGGAACAAAGACCACCATATCAAGGTGACGGCTTATGACCAGTTGCGCTATCTGAAAAACAAGATTAGTTATGTCTGGACGGGGGTGAGAGCGGATCAAGTGGTAAGCCGGATTGCGGAAGACTTCAAACTAAAAGCCGGGGAACTGCCTAACACCGGATATATCATTCCTAAGTTTTACAAGGAAAACGTTAGCTTGTTTGATATGATTCTGGATGCCATTGATGAAACGGCTATGGCAACAGGAAACTTGTATTATCTCTATTCAGACTATGACAAGTTAATGTTGAAAAACATTAAAGATTCTACGATTGATATATTGATTGACGCTTCAACAGCATCTGATTTTGACTACACAACGTCCATTGATAAAAACACATACAACCGCATTGTATTAGTTGAATCGGAAGAACAAAAAATACGGAATGTAGCGAAGTTAGACGATACAAAAACAATCCAGCAATGGGGCGTGTTGCAGAACTTTGTAAGCGTCAACAGCGGGTCTAACATCAAAGCAATGGCGGCGGCTATGTTGAATCTCTACAACCGGGTATCAAGGTCATTAACTATCAAGCGTCAAAAAGGTGACATACGAGTGCGGGCAGGCTGCGGGATTTACTTGGATTTGAACCTAGGAGACATGATAGTAACCAAGCAGCGGATGCTAGTTGAAAAAGCCAAGCACGTATTTGATAACGATGACCACTACATGGATTTAACGCTTCAAGGGAAGGAAGAATTCTATGATTGAACGTGCTGCACCTACATTAAATGAATCAATGAAGATGATTGCGTTACACCTCATTGGTTCAATGCAACTGGCTGATGTGACATTTGGTGAGGTAACGAAAGTGAACCCGCTGGAAATAACCATTGACCAGAAGAATATTCTCACGGGAAATTACATCGTTCTAACAAACATGGTGAAAGATCACACGGTTGACGTTACTGTTTCAATGGAAACAGAAAACGATAGCTACATGACTTCATCCCACACTCACACGGGGGATAGTGGAGGGAAAACGGATTCAGGCAACTTGAATACCAAACACCACCATGACATCAAAGGACGGAAGAAAATCATGCTCCACTATGGATTGACGCTAGGGGAACGGGTTGTTTTAGTGAAAATGCAAGGCGGGCAACGATACGTAGTCATTGACCGGATAGATTCAGCAAAAACGGAAGGGCAATGGATAGATGAATGATTCTCTTTTACCAACCGCCATGAATGAAGTTGACGAAACTTACGGATTGACGGACGCATTTCAATATGAAACAAGTCCGGATTTAACGTACAAACTCAACATTGAATCAGAAACCGTTGCGGGATATGTAGATGAACTGGAAGCTTACAAGCAAGCAATCTATAAAATCCTGAATACGGAACGATATGACTATCTCATTTATTCGTGGAACTACGGGATTGAACTGAAAGAATTATTCGGCCAACCTATCGCATGGGTAGTGCCTGAATTGGAGCGTAGAATCACGGAGGCGATTATGCAGGATGACCGGACGGAAAGCGTTCATAGTTTTGAGTTTGACACTTCCAAGCGTGGTGTAGTAGCGGTAACATTTACAGCTTCATCAATTTACGGAGAAACAGAAATAAATACTATTGTGGAGATATAACCATGTTTGAAGAAAATACACAGGAATTGATATTGCGGAGAATGCTTGAACGTGTTCCCGCTAAGTTCGATAAACGGGAAGGTTCAATTATTTTCGATGCTACGGCTCCGGCATCGGTAGAACTACAGAACTTTTACATCAACCTTGACATTGTGTTAAGTGAGACGTTTGCTGATACTGCTAGCCGTGAATACCTCATTAAACGATGTGCGGAACGTGGCATCACGCCTAAGCCTGCGAGTTATGCCGTTGTACTCGGCCAATTCACGCCTTCAACGCTCGAAATACCGATTGGCACCCGCTTTTCACATGAAGACTTTAACTACGCTATTACGGAAAAAGTTCAAGACGGATTGTATTATCTGCAATGTGAAACCCTTGGCAGGGAACCGAATGGAGTAACTGGACAACTTATACCGATTGATTTTGTCAACGGACTTCAAACGGCTGAAATCGTCGAAGTTACGATATTAGGAGAAGACGAGGAAGAAACGGAATCGCTTAGAGCTAGGTATTTTGCATCGTTAAAATCAGATGCTTTCGGTGGTAACAAGATAGACTACAAAAACAAAGTCCTTTCTATCTCCGGCGTTGGAGCGGTAAAGGTTTATTCCGGTTCTGAATGGAACGGGGGTGGAACGGTAAAAGTTGTCGTGCTGGATAGTGATTTTGGCGTGCCAACTGAAACATTGATTGAGCAAATACAGACCACTCTTGACCCGGAATCAAACATGGGTGAAGGGGTAGGTATCGCACCAATAGGACATTTTGTCACAGTGGTAGCGGCTTACGATACAACGGTAGATATTGTCACAACTTTGACGTTTGACGCTGGATATTCCTATGCCGCTTTGAAATCCAAAATTGAATCAGAAATAGATTCATATTTTGCTAGCCTCAATGAATCATGGCAGAACCTTAATCGGATAACTGTTAGAATTGCTCAACTCGAAAGCAGAATCTTGAACATTGATGGAATCATAGACATTACCGGCACCACGATCAACGGAAAAGCGGAAAACTTGATGGTGGATAAAGATTCAATCGTCACAAGGGGAACTATCAATGGAAACTAGAGAAATAAACATTGAAACGTATTGGCCCGCTGTCGTGCGGAATGCCGCCGAGTTTCATCAAATCGCCATAGCCGAGAACCCGGAATTCAAATCATTGTTTGACTGCATCATACGGGTGCTAGGGGAAGGTTTCATTGAAGATGCTACAGAATACGGAGTGGAACGCTGGGAATCAATGCTAAGCATTGTGCCGGATGAAGGAGACACGTTAGAGACGCGCAAAACCAGAATCCTTACGTATTTGATGCTTCACCGTCCTTATACGTGGCGAGTGTTGAAAGAATTACTTGCTTCATTGCTTGGAGAAGGTAATTTTGAAATGAGTTACATAAACGAGTATTGCAAATTGATATTAAAAATACCTGACCACAATTCAACAATGATTATTGATTTATTGGATAAGGTGCTCCCTCAAAATATCCTTGTGGATTTGTATGGCTTAGGGGGCAATCCTATTAAATACAAATAAAAGGAGAACTGACATCATGGCACATATTATTTTAGACATCGGACACGCGAAGGGAACAGGGGCTAGAGGCAACGGGCAGGAAGAACATGATCTTGCCTCAAAAGTTGCCAATCTCTTAGCTCCTGCGTTGAAAAGAAACGGTCACAAAGTAACTGTTATTGATTATCCGTATTTGAGCAACAAGGACGATTTGAACCGAACTATCGCAGCAGCGAATGCGTTGTCAGGGGTAACATTCGGCGTATCCTTGCACATGGATTCAAGCTCTAATACGGGCGCACACGGCGGCCATGTGTGCTACACCAGCACGAAGGGGAAGCAGATTGCAACGGCTATTGCTGACTATCTGACGGACTACATGCCGGGGCGTGCTTGCGAGACGGTACGCAGAACGGATTTAGCCGTGCTCAACAAAACAAAATGGCCGTGGGTGCTCATTGAATTAGGGTTCATTTCATCCAAAGTTGACATCAAAAAACTGATGGATGACCCTGACACCAAGGAAAACGAACTTGCACCGTTAGTCAATGCGCTGGTGAAAGGAATCTGCAAAGCACTATGAAACGTGAACCGCTGGTAGAAGTGTTGATGCCCGCTAGAAAAAAATCATGCTGGCAAAAAATAATTGACTTCATCCATAGATTCCTGTAACTTGTTTCCGGGCGTAGGGATACGCCTAGTTATAGTGTTTTATAGTTTGTCATTGTACCTACCCGGTGTTGGGGCATCGGGTAGGTTCTTTTTTTTTATTGACAGGGACGACAAGTTTTATATGATTCCCCCGGTGCCTGAAATTAGGTGCCATTTTCAATAACCACTAGGTTGCATCATAGGGAAAAGCGTAAGAAGATTCCCCCTCACTACGGGTGTAGTGAGGGGGTTTTTTAATACCTTATGCTGTGGTAAAATATAACAAAAACGAGGTGGTGAATTAAAATATACGCGCAATATACAAATAGCTCGTAAAACATTGATAATCAAGGTATGTCCATGCTTGGGATGGAAGAATCATTGTTATTTTTTAGACGATTCGGACATGCTGTAAATCCAATGTTTACAAGGGTTTGAATCATTAAGCGAAAAAATAAGAACGTCTAAATTCAGCTTAATTTTTCGCTGTAATATACAAACAATATACAAGCAAGTTACAACTTATCAATCTAATCTATCTACATCCGCAATCAATTCCTCAATCAATTTGTGCGTGTAATGTTCCGTTACGTCTGCGTCTTTGTGACCAACAATCCTTTGAATATTCAACTTCCGAACTCCTAACCTATCCATGTTGGAAACGAACGTGTGCCGGGTATCATGGGGCGTGTGATCTCCTTTGATGTCCTGCATCAGATTAGGCCAGTGGTATTTCATGAACGGTGAATATTGCAAACGCAACCCTCGCTTGTTTGGAAACAACCACTCATTTTCCGCCTCATTCATCCGTTTTTCCAGCAATGGCACGATACGCTTGTGAAGTGGGATAATCCGTTCTTTACCGGCGTCAGTTTTAGACCCACCTACCATATACCGTTTCTCAAGATTAACGTCTGATTTGTTGATAGCTAGCAACTCGCCAATCCGCATGCCCGTGTACAACAAGATAAGTGTGAAATCCGCATATTTTATCGCGTCCTTGTTTTCCCACAAGTAATTGATTTCTTCCGGGGTGAACGGAACCTTTTTCTTAGCTGGTGGTTTCTTAGGAAGTTTCACGAATTGCGAATAATCTTTCTGTACAATATCATTTTCAAGTGCGAAGCGGTAAGACTTCTGAAAAAGGAACTTAGTTGTTTCTTTCATGGATGGTGCTTCGATGGACGTAATGACCGATTGTAGATGTTGAGTGCGAAGTTCCTTGAATACCTTCCCGTACAGAGGCGCACAATGTTTATATGCACTCCTATACGTTTTTGCTGAACTGTCTGACAAGGTACGGAACTCTTTTTCACTCCAGCGGTCATAGACTTCCGCAAATGTGATACGCGCTGCATCAATATCGTGTGGGTTACGGTTGAACTCAGCCAATGCTAGCAAAGCTTCCGATTTTTTCTGATGGTAACTGATGTATTTATACTTCTGTTTTCCGTCATCAGTCCATCCGGAGGTAATTCTTACGGCATACGGGCGGCGGCGTTTGCCGCTCAATTTGATAACGCTTCCATAACCGTTTGTGTTGCGCATGTGTAACACTTCCCTTTCTTCATCTGTGACACCTTAAAACATTTGATTTTCAAAGATTTACATGCCTGATGTAACAGTGTAACAGATGTAACACTTCCAATTCCCCTACATTTTCACATGAAAAGTGAAAAAAAACTATTCCCATCTTATTTCATATTGAGAAAAATAATAAATATATAGGAAACATCTGTTACATCTGTGACACTATTCCATAACTGTTTAACAATCATTACTTTTTGCCCGTAACAGATTGTAACAGTGAAATGTCATTGGCGTACTCTAAAACCTTCGCCTTATTCCGGTCACTCAATTCTAGGTATATTTCTACCAGTTCTATAAAGTCTTTACCGTAAGCCCTTTGAAACAATTCTATCATCCCTACTTGAGACCGTAACATGTGTTCTAAGGATGATTCATAATCATCATAGACAAAGTATGAAGGCGTTTTGTCGAATATCTCGCAAAGCCTTCTTATCGTGCTTTGTTTCAAATTTTGTACATGGCCGCTTTCATATTTCTGGATGGCGGCTTTCTTTACTCCTAGCAACTCTCCGAGTTCCTCTTGCGTCAGTCCTTTCTCTAAACGCAACTTTTTTATAGTTGCTCCAACGCTCAAATAAATCACCTACCTTCCATAGTATCTTGATTATATCATAAAAAGTTAGAAAGTATCTAAAAAATACGTAATTTAGTCTTGATTATTGCGAAAGAGGCTGATAACATATTTTTTAGATACTTACCCGGTAAAAGTATCTTAATAGTAACCAATTCAAAAGGAGGTATTGATGAATATCGCATTGCTGAAATCAAAAATGGCACTTAACGGAGACAATCAAGGCGAACTAGCCATTGCTCTAGGGATCACCAAGCAAACCATGAGCAATAAAATGATAGGAAAGACAGAGTTCAAACAAAGTGAGATTGACGGTATCGCAAAGAGATACAGGTTGAACTCCGATGAAATCAAACAGATATTTTTTGACGAGGTAGGTGTTTGATGTGAAAAGAATGTCCGTTGCTGAAGCAGCTAAACAAATGCGCGTAAGCCAGCAATTTATTCGCATAGGATTGCAACGGGGAATATTGGAGTTCGGATGTGCTGTGAAAATGTCAGATAGATTCACGTACTACATCAACTCCGAAAAGTTTCACAACTATCTAAAAGACAAAAAATGAAAGCGACATTATTGTTGATAATTATCGCGTCAACGTTCATTCAGGAATCCGAGGCAGGTAGAGAGCGTGAAACAATCTATGTTGACGGCAAGACATATTACCGGGTAGGTCCGGGAAGATATGTAAGCCGCAAGAGAACTTACAGCAAACAAGCCGTTGATGCTTGCTATAAGAGAGTGCTGAAAGATACTGACATGAAAAGGGTTCATATGAGTTCAGATTGTGTAAGAAGCGGTGAGGAATTAAACCTCATGCGAGACTTGGCAGAACGGGATTCTATTAACAGGTTTACGATGTCTGAAACGCCCGTAACACCAAAGAAGAAAGGCTTCTGGCGTAGATTACTTGAGTTCATCATCAATCCGTTCTAACTATGAAACAATCGTTCTGGAAGGAGGTGTTCTCAAAGTGAATCTTTATCCGCATCAAATAGAAGTATTATCGAAAAGTGATTCTCAAAACCGAGTTGCTTACTGGTATGATATGGGTTTGGGTAAGACCTTCATTGGTTCTGAAAAACTGGTTCGGCTAGGTGAAGAATACAATCTAGTGATATGCCAGAAGTCAAAAGTCAATGACTGGATCGCTCATTTCAAACAATACTATCCGGAATTGAATGTGATTGATTACACAAAGCCGAACGCAAAACCGGCTCACGGTGTTATCGTCATCAATTATGATTTGGTTTGGAGACGGCCCGAATTAAGGCAACTGGAAAGAATTACTTTACTGTTGGATGAATCGTCACTTATCCAGAATGAGAACTCAAAGCGTTCTAGGTTCATCTTGAACCGATTGAATGAAAAGAACGTGATTCTTCTATCTGGCACACCAACTGCGGGAAAATACGAGCGTCTTTGGAGCCAATGCAAATTGTTAGGATGGAACATATCCAAGCGTGAGTTTTACAATCGCTACATAATTGAACACGAACTCAAAATAAAAAATTCGAGATTCCCGATTAAAATCGTCGTGGGATATCAAAATGTTGATGAACTGAAAATGATGTTACGAAAAAATGGCGCATATTTTCTTAAAACTGAAGATGTGCTATCATTACCAGAACAAACGTTCGTAAAAATCGACGTGGATTCTACACCGGCGTATAGACGGTTCAAAAAAGAAAGGATTGTAGAAGTTGAAGGGAAAACGCTAGTAGGAGATATGAGCCTAACTAGACTGCTCTATGAACGTATGCTATGCGGTCAGTTCAACAAGGCGAAGCTGGAAGCGTTTGGCGACCTCATAGCCTCAACGGAAGACAGGTTGATAGTTTTCTACAACTTCAAGGAAGAACTTGAAAAGCTCAAGGAAATAGCTAAAGGCCGTCCGCAAAGTGAAGTGAACGGTTCAGTCAAAGACTTGACGGCATACGAGACCAAGGAAGATTCCATTACTTTCTGTCAATATCAATCTGGATCAATGGGGTTGAATCTCCAAAAGGCGAACAAGATTGTTTACTTCACACTACCCTTGTCCAGCGAGTATTTTGAACAGAGCAAAAAACGGACGCACCGAATTGGTCAGAAAAATGCCTGTTTCTATTACACGCTTATTTGCCGGGATTCTGTAGAAGAACAGGTCTTTGAAACGCTGAAAATGCGGCGTGATTACACCGATGCACTATTTGAAGAATTTGAAATTCAAAGACTTTCGATGAAAACAGCCTAAACTGTAAAAAATTATTTGACAAGGGGCTAAAAAAAGTTGTATATGATGAGCGACGAGAGGTTATAAACCTATCAACCAAACAATAGAAAGACAAAAAAATGAATAAGCCCGTTACTATTACATGCAGTCTGATTGTCCTTGCTATCGGTGGATGTACTACCTTGAGCATCCTTGGAACAGCGGGGAATCCGAAGTATGACCGAGCCGCGCAAAAACAAGTGGAGGTGAAGAAGGTTCCCTATTCAGTGAAAACCTATGACGAAAACGTCATTGATTATATACCCACTGAAAAGGGACAAGGCTATGACAAAACGCTTGAGTTCTTCGGCATTAAGAGAATCAAAGAGATTAACGGTTTGATGCCCATTGTCGCATCAATCTTCGCTAATCGCCCGAATTGCGACAAATTAGCTTTTGTTGGAGTATCTCAACACCATAGCAGGAAAGATAACGCTGTTTTTTTCGGCATAACAAACTTGTACGTTAAGTTTTACATCACGGAAGAAGACCTCAAGGCAAAGATGGGATTCATCAACGTGGGGTTGACTAAGGGATATATTACCGATGAAGACATTAACGCCGCTCATGAAGCTGGATGCAAGTGGATTAAAAAATTGGCCGAAGACATCAAAGCAACGAAGGGAGAATAAAACGATGGCCGCCGAGAAACTATTTGAAAACAAGATAAAACGGCACTTGGAAAGCGTAGGAGTTTACGCCCTTGGAACTCCTAGGAACAAGATGCTAGTTGATCCAGTTGGATATTATGAAAAACGATGGGGCGGCGGGTTCTTTACCAAGTCGGGGCTGCCAGACCTGCACATTTGCATTCACGGGCGTTCTATAGAGTTGGAAATCAAAGCTGAAAAGGGAAAACCGTCTGAACTTCAAAAGTTCGTGATGAAGCAAATAAATGATGCCGGTGGCAATGCCATATTGGTATATCCATCTGATTTCAGAAAACTAAAAGATTTAATAGCAAATTACTTATGAAATATTCCTACAGTCGTATAAGTTGTTTCAAAACATGCCCGTATCAGTATAAGTTGCGTTACGTGGACGGAATCAAAACGATTCCAAACACGGATGCCAACAACGCCTTGTATTTAGGAACGGCGGTTCACACTGGAATTGAAAAGACAGTTGAAGAAGCTATTGCTCAATATTTCTCAAATTATCCAGTTTGTGATGACCTGCAAATCAATGAATCAATTAAACTCGAACACGTCATTCCAAAAGCGAAGGAGTTGCTGCCGGATGGATTGTTTGAAGTGAAAGTTCAGGATGAAGATTTCATCGGATTTATGGACTTGCTGGTTCCGAAAGGCAACAATCACTTTGATTTGTACGATTTCAAATACAGCAACAACGTCGAGCGTTACCTAACTTCCGGACAGTTACACGTTTACAAATACTTTTATGAGAAAACTAATCCGGGACATATTATTGACAATTTATATTTTGTCTTTCTGCCTAAGACGCAAATCCGGCAGAAAAAAGTAGAAGATTTGTATCAATTCAGAAAGCGGCTGCAATCTGAATTGTACAAGATGAAAGTCACAATCGCTAAAGTAGATTATGATTTTCAGAAGGTCAGGGAATACCTTGATGACGTGGAGATTATCAAAGCGGCTTCCGAATTCCCTAAAAATGCATCACGGCTTTGCCCGTGGTGTGAATATCAACCATACTGCGAACGAAAGGAAACTACTATGTTATTACCAAAGAACGAAAGAAGGAACATTGACAAGATAGCAAAAAAAGTCATCTGGATTTACGGTGCGCCGTTCTCCGGGAAGACGTATTTAGCTAACAAGTTCCCGAATCCGCTCATGCTGAATACGGATGGCAACATCCGGTTTGTTGACGCTCCCTATATAGCCATCAAAGACCAAGTGACCGTTGAAGGGCGTATTACGAAGCGCAAGCCAGCATGGGAAGTGTTCAAGGAAGTGATTGACGAACTCGAAAAGAAACAGAACGATTTCAAAACGATTGTAGTTGATCTGCTCGAAGACGTTTACGAACATTGCCGAGCTTATGAATATGGAGAATTGGGAATTGACCATGAATCCGATGCTGGATTCGGCAAGGGATATGACATTGTACGCAAGGAATTTTTGGACAATATCAAGCGTCTGACGAACCTTGACTACGATAACATCATTCTCATTTCACACGAAGACGCATCGAGGAATATCACTTCCAAGAGCGGAAGTAGCCTGACTACTATAAAGCCAAACATTCAGGAAAAGCTTGCTAGCAAGATAGCCGGGATGGTTGACATTGTTGGGAGGGTTGTAGCTGACGGAGATACCCGCATCTTGTCATTCAAGAGCAATGAACTTATTTTCGGAGGTGGTCGCTTGAATGTAAAAGGTAAAGACATTGAGCTTGATTTTAATAAGTTGATGGAAGTATATGATGACGCCAACGGACCGAGTAAACCGATTAAACCATCAAATCCTACTCGCCGTGAAATCACTAAATAAATACAAAGAAAGGAATAAGTTACATGAGCAATTCAACTAATTTTGAACAATGGGACAACGAATTTGATTCAGAGGCATTGAAAAATGACCTTGAAAATGTAGAAAGCGGTAATCAAGAGCGCAAAGAAGTTCCTCCCGGTCAATATGAAGTTAAGGTTACAAAACTTGAATTAACGCGAAGTAAAAAGGGAAGTCCGATGGTTACTTGCTGGTTCAAAGTAGTAGCCGGAGAATTAACAAATCAAATGATTTTCATGAATCAGGTGTTGACGAGTGGTTTTGGACTTCACAAATGCAACGAATTGTTGAGAAGCATCACTAGTTTGCCCGTTTCGTTCGAATCGTTCAAACAATATAATTTATTGCTCATGGACATCATGGAAGAAATTGAAGGTAAACGAGAATATCAACTTAATTACGGCAAGGATGCAAAGGGTTACAACACATACAAGATTGAAAAAATCTTTGATATGTCGGAACCTCAAGATACCGCAGAAGAAATACCGTTTTAAGTGAAACATGTAACAATGGGAGGGCGGTGTAACGCCGCCCTCTCTTATTCACAACGAAAGATTGAAATGACTACAAAGAACGATTTATTGACCGCAACGCTTGACGATAAAATAACAAAGTCAAAACAGTTAATTTTTGAATGGTATCACCAGTTTAACGGACAAGTCTATGTTAGTTTTTCGGGCGGTAAAGACAGTACCGTTTTATTGCATTTAGTCAGATCAATGTTTCCAGAGGTTCCGGCTGTGTTTTCAAATACTGGTTTGGAATATCCAGATATTGTTGAGTTTGTCAAACAGACTGAAAACGTCACGATGATCCGTCCTAAAATGACGTTCAAACAGGTATTGGAACAAAAGGGTTATCCAGTTGTATCTAAAGAACAGGCCCTTTATATCAGGCAATATCGGAACGCAAAATCAGAAAAGCAAAAAAGACTGCGCTGGTTTGGCACGGAAAAGGGAAACTTCAAGATTGCTGAAAAGTGGAAGTTCCTTGTGGATGCGCCGTTCAAAGTTTCAGATGAATGTTGCGAGATTATGAAAAAACGGCCATTCCACCAGTATGAAAAAGAAACAGGCCGCACGCCGTTTATCGGAGTAATGGCAAGCGAAAGCAATCTGCGAAGGAGACTTTTTTTAAGAACCGAATGTAACGCTTTTCATGCCAAGCACCCGCAATCAAGACCAATGATTTTTTGGACGGATGAAGACGTTTGGGCGTACATTAAGCGTTTCAATCTGCCATATTGCAAACTGTATGACATGGGAATGAAAAGAACGGGCTGCATGTTCTGCATGTTCGGTGCTCATATTGACGATTCAAGATTTAAAGCTTTAAAAGAAATTTATCCTAAACTGTACGATTATTGCATGAATAAATTGGAACTTGAAAAAGTTCTCGCGTATGTAAAACAAGGTGGACAACCAGATTTATTCGGAGGTAACTAACATGTTACATTTTATCGACTTTGAAGTCTTCAAGGACGACTGGCTTTGCGTCATCATTAACCCACAACGGCGATCTGAAACCGTCATTGTGAATGACGCTGGAAAGTTGAAACAATACTACCATCAACATAAAAATGAAATATTCGTCGGGTTCAACATCCGGCAATATGACCAGTACATTTTCAAGGGTTTGTTGCTTGGATTCAATCCAAAAGACGTGAATGATTGGATTGTAGTCAAACATCGTATGGGCTGGCAGTTCACGGACCTTTTCAGGAATGTGAATATCAACATTTTCGATGTCATGATAGGTTTTCATGGATTGAAGACGCTTGAGGGGTTCATGGGAAATGACATCAAAGAATCAGGCGTTGACTTCAATCTTGACCGGAAATTGACAATAGATGAAATCCAGAAAACGATTGAATATTGCCGCAATGACGTTCAGCAAACCATGCAGATTTTCCTAAAGCGGAAAGCCGAGTTTGACGCTCACATGAGCATGATTAAAGCGTTCAACTTACCGCTTAATTTAATCAGCAAAACGAAAGTGCAGTTGTCAGCGGTTATCTTGAATGCGGTTAAACAAAAAAGAGACGACGAGTTTGACCTTGAATACCCGCACTCTCTCAAACTCGAAAAATATCATGAAGTCAAACGCTGGTATGATAACCCTATCAACCGAAACTATGAAAAATCGCTTAAAATTGATATAGCCGGAGTGCCTCATATTTTCGCATGGGGAGGGCTGCACGGAGCACGGAACAATTACATTGAGGAAGGCCAGTTTTTGAACGTGGACGTTGCAAGCTACTACCCTAGTTTGATGATTAAATACGGATGGGGAAGCCGGAATATGACAGACCCGAAAAAGTACGAAGAGATTTATCATCAACGCCTGAAATACAAGGCAGAAAAAAATCCATTGCAAGCACCGTTGAAAATTGTATTGAATGGAACCTACGGTGCCATGAAAGACAAGTTCAACCCATTGTATGACCCTCGCCAGTCGAACAACGTAGTAGTAGGCGGTCAACTCCTGCTGCTGGATTTGATTGAAAAACTGGAAGGGCATTGTGACATTGTGCAATCTAACACGGACGGTATTCTGGTGAAGTTGCGGAATAACCGGGAACAAGTGGAAGCCATTTGTCACGAATGGGAAGAAAGAACCGGCATGGTGCTTGAGTTTGACGAGTTCGTAAAGGTGATCCAGCGAGACGTGAACAATTACATCATTGTTGCGGCTGATGGCAGTTACAAATCAAAAGGCGCGGTAGTGAAAAAACAAGACGCTCTTGACTATGATACGGCTATTCTGAATGAAGCGGTAATAAAGTATTTTGTTGATGGAATACCGGTGGAAAAAACAATCAGGGAATGTAATGAGCTTATCAAGTTTCAGAAGATTGTGAAAATATCAGGTTCCTACGAGCACGCCTTGCACGGAAGTAAAAAACTGAATGACAAGACCTTGCGCGTTTTCGCAAGCAACGATTTACGTGACGGTGGAGTGTTCAAAGTGAAGAAAGGCGGGAATCCTGAAAAGTTCGCCAATACATCAACTAATTGCTTCATCCTCAACGATGATATTAACGGAATGAAGGTGCCTGACAAACTAGACCGTGATTTTTATATCTCTATGGCAAAAAGAAACGTAAATCAATTTGTAGGAAGGTAAATGAAATGTTTTTCCGAGGCTATGTTGCAACCAGAAATAAACGATGTTTGGAAAAGTTCAAAGGTGTTGAAAACCTAAGAAGTTATGATGAAGTAAAGAACCTCAATGAATACGCCGGAATCCTAGACGGGCAATCAATCTTGCTTGACTTTGACGATTCAGAGCAGGCCCGTACCGCTTTGAAAATTGTTCAGGATTTAGACTTGAAGTGCCGTGTTTACAAGACAACGCGCGGAGTTCATATCCTGTTCAAAAATAGCAAGGTGAAACGATGTGGAACAGGTGTAAAACTGGCGTGCGGGCTGACGGCTGATGTAAAGGTTGGAGCTAACGCATATTCCATTCTAAAGTTTGACGGGAAAGAACGTGAGATTTTACGTGATTCTTCTGACATTCAAGATGTTCCTAGGTTTTTCGTTCCGGTTAGGACGAAGCTTGACTTCCTGAACATGAAAAAGGGAGAAGGACGCAATCAATCATTGTTTAACTATATCCTCACCCTTCAAAGTAACGGATTTTCCATTGATGAATCACGCGAATGTTTGGAAGTAATCAACAAGTACGTACTGGCTGAACCGTTGAGGCAATCCGAGCTTGAAACTATCATGCGGGATGATGCCTTTTCCAAGCCGATATTTTTCAACGGGAAAACATTTCTTTTCGACAAGTTTTCCGAATACCTGAAAAACAACGCGCGTATTGTGAAAATTAACGGGCAGCTTCATATCTACGAAAACGGGATTTATGTGGACAGTCGGGAAAAAATAGAATCGGAAATGATTCAGCACATTCCTAACCTGAACCGTGCCAAACGAACGGAAGTGCTTGAATACCTTAATATCTTAATACGCGACAACAAGGAACAATCACCGGCACACCTGATTGCATTTAAGAATGGCATTTATAACATTCTGGATGATGAATTGCTTCCGTTTTCAGAGCGGTACATCATCACGAACAAGATTGATTTCAACTACAATCCACATGCGGAATCTGAATTGGTAGATGCAACGCTTGACAAGTTATCCTGCAATGACAAGGAAATTAGATCACTACTTGAAGAAGCCATAGGATATTGTTTCTACCGGAGAAACGAACTTGGAAAATCGTTCATGCTGGTTGGGGATGGTTCGAGAGAAAGGGGAGCTTCCAACGGTAAATCAACGTTCCTTGATATGGTGAAAACCTTGTTAGGAGAGAATAACATCACGTCCCTTGACTTGTCGGAACTCAACCAGAAGTTTCAAAACGCTGAATTGTTCGGCAAGCTGGCAAACGTAGGGGATGACATTGACGATAATTTCATTCCTAATTCAGCCATCTTCAAAAAACTAGTCACAGGAGAACGTATTCAAGTTCAACGGAAAGGTGAAAGGCCGTTTGAGTTCAACAACTATGCCAAGCTTTTATTTTCAGCCAATGAGATTCCGAAAATCAAAGATAGAGGCGGAGCCATTCAACGCCGCCTAGTCATCGTTCCGTTTTTGGCTCATTTCACGAAACAAGACCCGGATTTTAGGCCGTACATCAAATACGAATTGAGAGAGCCGGAAAACATTGAATATCTAATTCAATTAGGCATTCAAGGATTAAAGAGAATCCTTGAAAATCAAGCCTTTACCGAATCTGAAAAGGTGAAATTGGAACTTGAAGAGTTTGAAGAAGCTAATAATCCGGTTGTAGGATTTTTCAAGGAAAACCCGGAATTACAAGTTGAGAATCAAACTACTACAGCAATTTATAATCAATACGCTGAATATTGCTTGGCAAATAATCATCACGCCATGTCAAAAATTGAGTTTTCAAAGCAAGTAAAAAAACGCTTTGACATGGAAACTAAGCAAAAAAGAGTTGATGGAAAAGTAGAACGAGTATTTGTACAAAAATGAAAGCGAAAATAAAAATAAAGCTAGACAAGGGAGCGGCGATGCCAACCCGCGCCCATGAATCTGACGTTGGTTATGACATCAAAGCACTCCACACGTACTTTGTCACACCTGACGGATTTGAAATTGAAATAGTTACGCGAGAGGATTGCGAGCTATTAAGTCACGAGGAATCAAGGATTTACAAAATCAAGATTGATACGGGCGTTCATGTAAAGCCGGAAGCCGGTTACTATGTGGAAGTTGTGCCTAATTCACGACTGTCTAAAACACCATTTGTTTACGGAAACTCTATCGGAATCATAGACCCTGAATATACCGGATCACTCAAAGTCATGCTTTCGCCGTGCGAAACGGTAGCGGTTCCTGATTTGTTCAAATTTCTTCCCGGAAATGTAGTAGGTCAGCTTATCATCAGGCACAAGCACGATGCTGATTTTGAACAAGTTGAAATCCTTGAAACTACTGAACGAGGGGAAGGCGGGTTCGGCTCCACTGAAAAAAAGTAGTGACAAATGAAAAATGATGATATAGATTGTTTCCCGGAACCGATTAAGGCGGATTCGGTTCATGACGAACACTGTTGCATGGCTACGGTAATATTGTTTCGTTGTTTCGGTTGACGATTGCTCCCCCTGACTATTACGGCGGTCAGGGGGAGCTTTTTTTTCACGCGTGAAAAAAAATTGAAAAAAAATATTTGACGAGGTAAAAATAAATTGATAAAAGAAACA